GGATGACCCTTCATATATTGATCAGCCGATTACCAACAATATTTCAGAGGCGAAAGAATGGGAGACAATTTCTCCGGCTCCAGACCCGTTGGCAGCCGCCGACCCCGTCACCCGCGACAAGCAAGGCAACGTGATCCCGCCCCCACAGCGGTTCAATCCGAAGAGCAACAGCACGCTTTACAGCAAGGCTGACGACGGCGAACCACCTATCATCGACATCGGCGGCGAAGCAGAACCTGCGGACGGTCCTGAGTTTGCCTTCACTCGCGCTCGCTTTGCTCCGCCAAAACCGGAGGACCAAATGTATCAAGTCCATTCGGACGAGGAAGCTACCAAGAAAGCCTTTGCCTGGATCAACGCCGTTGGCCCACTCCGGGCTGCCGACCTGTTGATGGCAGACCGTGCGCCGAGCGACATGGACCTCAACGTGAAGAACATCGTCATGGGTGGTCTGCTCAAAGGTTTCACAGAGATTTCGATAGACCCCAACGCCAGTGAGGACGAGAAAACGGTCGCACGCGCCACCAATCAACGGCTTGGGAAGTATCGAGTACGGATGAACCAAGACGCCGCCCGTGGCATGCGTCAGATTGGAGTGCAGAACGGTGCAGTGCTTCAACTCATCGCCCCTATTCTTGCAGTGGAAGAGGTGCTCGCAGATCACGGAGAGAAGATTCTGGAGGATCAGTTCGAGGGAGGATCGGAAGGTGCGGCTCCGCGAGTAGCCGGTGCTGCCGAGACGGCCACTGCCGAAGCCGACGAACGATTGGAGAACATCATCCGTCGATTGATGGGCAGCCTGCGTCCAAAGCAAACCTCTGTTGGTGCGCTCGCCCGCATGTTCCGTGGTATGGGACAGCGTGACCAGATCATCGACGAAGTAGCCAAAGCCTTGATGCTCAAAGCCCGTGGCAACGTGGTCGCTCCCGAACGGAAGACCGCGCTTGCCAATTTGGTGAGCAGCCTTAAAAGCACTCTCGCAGCCAGTGTGAAGGGTGAGAAGAAGCCCGCGCCCGAGCGCACGCTGCAAGACCTGCTGACCAGCGCATTCGTCAATCAGGTGTCTGAGGGTCCGGCGTTTGAATCAGCGTGGAAAGAGGGTCGTCAAAAAGTGCTCGACATGCTGATTGATATGGAGTTGGACAAAACTTTCCATCCAGCCCAAAAGCGTCTGGCCGATCTTCGTGCCAAACTCACCTATTTGGAGGCTGGAAGTGCCGAACAGCAGGAAGCCAGTGCCGCAGAACGCGCTCAACTCGCCGACCAGATCAAGGTTGCCAAGGTGGAAACGAAAGCCGCTATGGATGCGGTCAAGGCAATGACGCCTCAACTCGAAGCGCAGCGCGATGCGTTGATGCCCGCCGCTCCAACGGTGGCGTTTGACCCCGTGTCTTCCCGTGAAGCGATTGGCCGTGCATTTGAGAAGGCAGGTTACACCGCCGACTTGGCAACGGGTCTGGACAAGTCCGGCAAACGCACTCTCAGCATCAAAGACGCGCTGCTCAACCGTCAACGCGCCGCTGACGCCGTGATAAAAGTGTTCGACGCGGAGATGCAAGTCCCGGACGCCGCGACTCAAAACGATTGGCCGCAAGCCCGCGCCCTTGCACTCAAGGCGGTCAACGAGACTCTCGACTCGTGGCAGGCGCAGACAGACGCCGACAAAGTGGCGAAGCTAGAAGCCGCCAAGCAGAGTCTTCTCAGCGAGGACTCCAAAGCTCTTGAGAAGCTGGTTAACTCCATCCGCAATAGAATCCTCCCCGACTCAGATTGGTCTGACATTCTCTACGACCTGCCGCGCACACAGGCGGAACGTCTTGCCGCCATCAAGGACCGTGTCGCCAAACATGAGGCACTGAAGAACCTCACCCCGGATGAGTCGAAAAAGTTGGCGGAGAGCATCGACAAACTGTGGCAGCGCGAAAGACTCAAAGCGTTCCAAGACGAACTCTTCAAAGCTGGCGTCCTGAAAGCCAAGACCACCAAGGCTGTTGCGAACGTGGCGTCTGCTGCTCCCGAGCTTCTCCGACTCATGAACCTGGGAGTGTTCAACTCCAGCACTTTCCGCGAAGCGATCTCCAAACGGTTCGGCTTGAAGCTCCTGACCGGCGTTCAGGCCGATGCTTTGCGCAAGCTGGCAGCCGAAGCGTGGGGCAGTCCCCAAGGCGTCCTGCGCAATCAGAAACTCGGCCAATTGGTTGAAGGCATCCAGCACGCCACTGGTGCGAACTGGGCAGACGTGATGAACTCCTACTGGATCGCCAGTGTTCTTAGCGGTTTGCGCACTCACTTCGACACCTGGGGAGGTGTCGTGAATGGTCTCGGCACCAACCTCATTCAAGCAGGAGTCCAACTGTCGAAGGGCAGAGGGGTTGCCGCTTTCGACATCCAGGCTCAATGGTGGAAAGGATTGTTCACCGGACTCAATGAAGCCCTGTATCTCCTGCGCACCGGAGACCCCTCATTCACCAAGCGTTTTGAGGCCGATCTTATCGACGCTCTGAATGGCGAGAAGACCGCGCACCCCATTGCCATCGGCGAGAAGATGTGGAAAAGCGGCAGCCTGCTCCAGAAGATTCCCGGCGCTCTGATGATGGTGGTCGGTCGTAGCATGGTCGCCGCCGACCACGTGAACAACACCGCCACCACGCAGGGAGCGATGGCCGTGGCTCGGGCGATGAATCCTGAGCTTTATGAAGGCAAGACATCTTGGACTCAGAAGGAGATCGCCGACGCTCGCAAGCAGGCGATTGCCGAGGCCACGGCAGGAGCGGAACCCGCGACCAAATTTGAACGCATGCTGGTCGCCAAGCGCACTCGCGAAATTCTTAACGCCGGGCTGACCGAGGCAGACCAGATGGCTGCTTCTGAAGTAGGAGACATCGCCGCATTCCAGAACGATCCGACGGGGTTGTTTGGCGGACTCTACCATGCGGTTAAGTCAGGCTTGTCTTCCGCAGTCCGCAGTCTGGACCAAGTTGCACAAGATGAGGAAGCTGCCAAGATCACGCGAGCGTTCGCCGCAGTGACGGCAGGCAGCGTCCACGCCCTCACCGGCACGAGGTTCATGCGCTTCGGCTTCAACCTCGGCAACGAGTTCATGCGCTACATGCCCGGCTCGTGGCTGCTGAACAAAGGCACCAACATCCTCGGCAGCAAACTCAGCCCGATGCAGCAGGATATGCTGATTGGTAAGAACGTGGTCGGGGGCATTCTGCTTGCCACTCTCTATTCTCTGTTTGGAGACGACGACGAATCCGAGGACGGCAAGTGGCACATGGAAGGTCCGTGGAACGATCTCAGTCTCGGTGAGCAGTCTTCCCGCCTGAGCGCGGGATTGGCGAAGAACTCCTTTTGGCGCAGGAAAGACGGCAAGATTGAGCGCATCAGCTATGCACAATGGCCGACTGCCGGACTTCTAGCCGCTGTGGGAAGCATGCTCGACGAGAAACGCTACAAGCCTGAAGACTGGAATCAGCGCGGAGTAGCGGGACACATTCTTCAAGGCGCTGTCACTGGGCTGTTTCAAGTCCAAGATGCTGCCGCCATGCAGCAGGTTGCCGAACTTTTCAGCACCTCGTCCTCGTACGGGGCGGCACAAGGGATGCCGGAGAAAGTCATTAAAATGGGTACGAACTACCTTGGGGGTCTGGTACCCACATCCGTCAAAGATTTGGACAAGTGGCAAGACCCACGCAATTTCCGGGCAGACGGCGTCTGGGAAAAGCTCGTCCGCGAGATGCCTGTCGCACGTCGATTTGTCAACGATGGGCGTCCGCAGTTCAACCGCATCGGTCAAGATGTCCGACTCCACCGCGAGCCTTACAGCCGTCTCTACACAACTGACGAAGCAGACAAGGCGACTGTGGCCTACGGGCAGTTACTCGCGAGGGGTATCGACTTTCCTACACCGAGCACCAAACGTCAGATCATCAAGGACGGCAAGAAGGTGCCTATGGACACCCTCGGCAAAGGAGTTACTTACGACTTCGAGAAAGCGGTCGCTCTCAGCTATGGCAAGTTCTTGCAGGAGAACGGCGAGCGGATCACAGGAATGTCCACCAAGGCGCTCGACAAACTGATTCGTGATCGGGCCACGCGCATCCTCGACATCGAGACCCGCAAGGTTCAAGCGAAAGTCAACAACCCATGAAACGCCCCTTCAACGAAACTGTGGTCCCGCCTGGAGGTGGCTGGAAATACACCGACCCCGTCACCGGAGTTCCCGTGTCGTCCAACTCCCTGACCGTCATGCTCCAGCAGGTGAAGGCGCAGCGCGTTGCCAATGGTGTCGAGGTCGGGAGTGGCTGGGAGCATGTGGTGCTCGACGAGATGTGCGAGCAGAACCCCGGCTTCCGGTGCATCGAGGCTGGAGCGCCCGAGATCCACATGACGGGGGACGACGTGAAGCGGTTCCTGCTCACACTTCAAGAGCTGTACGGCAATGAGTTGGTCAGTGACGAAGAGCATCGCCGCCGCGCCGACATCTGCCTGTCATGCCCCAAGATGGCTGACGTTGCCTGCACGTTCCCGTGCGGTTGGGTGAGCAAGAAGTTGACCGAGATGCTCGGTGGTCGGAAGATTCACCGGCCTGCGGAGCTATATAAAAAGGGGTGCAGTGCTTGCGGCTGCGACGTGTCGAGCAAAACATACTACCCCCTCGACGTGCTCAAATCTGTGGACGTGAAGCTGGGGAAGCAGCCGGACTACTGGGAGAATTGCTGGATGCGGGAGTGATCCTCTTCTGGATCAAGAACTGCCGTTGCTCCGAGTCGTCACATAGCTGGGCCAGCAGGTTCTTGGTGCCTTCGGTGGCTTTCGGCATCTCCGACACGAGGACGGCGCACAGGTTCTTCTCACCTGACAGGAGATCAGCAAACAGCTTTTCCGGGGAGTGCTCGTTCGGGTGGAACGCGGCTTTCGTGGCAGCGTCCATCCCCAGCTTGGCGAGGTCCATCTTGCTGCCGAGACCAACAGCCCGTTCAACCACCGAATCGTAGGCCGCGTCGTAGGCTTCGTAAAACTTCCCGAACGTCTTGTGGTCGGCGAAGAACGTCGGCCCTTGCGTGTCGTGATGGGCGCGTTGGGCAAACAGACGCAGGGTGAGCAGTTGGAGGGCGGCGAGGTCCATGGTGGCGGATTGTAGTGGAGCCGGGGTGATGGGTCAACCCTTTGCAAGTGTCATGGAAGGTGCAGCCAAACCCAGCGATACCATACCCGTATAAATAGTTGCCTTTGAACGGTTTTTATCTCAGGGCAGAACAGCCACACCAGAGTAGCCGCCCACATAGCAAGGAGCCTGCGCATTGGTCTGGTGATGGGGAAGTGCATAAAATCAAGCCTCCGTGATCGGGATGGTGTTCTGCACCCAGCCAGCTTTGGCTACGGCATATCCGTTGATCGAGAACGTGCCGATGAGGTAGGCCACATCAACTTCCAGCTTCTCCGCCAAGTCGTTGACGCGCATCTTCTTGCCACCGAGGGCGGCTTCGATGTCGGCGCGGGTGATTTTCTTGACGGGTTTGACCTCGGGGGTTTTGATCTTCACCTCCTCGGGCAACTCGGTAACAGTGACGACGGGTGCCTTCGTGACGGTGTGAGCCGGAGGCTCGGGAGCCTTCACTGGGATGACCTCGGTAGGCTTCTCATCGTCGCCCCAGAAGGCGTCATCTTGGGCCGGGTTCGTGGCAGCCTCGACCACGTTTTCTGCCGCCTGCCGAAAGGACTCGACATCCACCTCAACAGTAGTCGTCTCCACGCTCCAACCGCTTCCCAACGTCCGCGCTTTTTCCCCACGTCCCAACACGATGTCAGCCAGCGACCCGTCTTTGCAGCCATGCACCAGCACGGCCTTGGGGCTGACGACACCACCGCGAGGACGCACCACACGGCTGCCGTGATCCACGGACTCACAGACGAGGTTGGTTCCTTCCATGTGGTAGTTCTGCGTGGACCACATGTCGCTGATGAGTTCGGTGTGCGACACGCCGATGTTGCGGATAGGCCAGCGAAGGTACACGTCGAACGGTTCACGCGGGTTCATCGTGTAAGGTTTGGCGAGATCGAGCAGCAGCGGCTTGATCCGTTCGTCCTTCTCCATGTTGGCGGGGTAGATGCCGGTGCCCATCATCATCTGATCGCCGTCCTTGTAGGCGATCTGTCCGTTCACGTTGAACGGCGTGTTGACGAGGACGCCACGGAACGGGGTGCCGCCGTAGCGGTAGTCCTCGAACAGGGCGACCGCCCAGCGCGGCTTCACCGGCAGCATGTCTAACTCCATCCACAAGAAGGGATCGGTATTGCCCATCTTGGCGAGTGCGAAGACCACGCTGGCGAAGTGTCGGTTGCAGGCGACAGGCGCTCCACCCTCGAAGTCCTGAGTCAGCGGGTAGGTTTCCGCGCCCAGACGCTCGGCATGCTCATAGGCGGTGTCCTTGGCGGCAGATGTGGGGAAGAAGATGACGGGATGCTCTTCCAACCCGCCGAGCTTGAGCAGGCATTCGGTGAGGTCGGGCAGCAGGTGCTTGTCGTGGGCGGATACGGGGATGGCGATTTTCATGGTTCAGGCGTTGAGGCGTTAAAGAGTTTGGCTGGGTACAAAGTAGTTAAGAAATAACCCAAAGAGCAAAAAGGGTTGTCTTGTTTGTCTATTCGGTTGACCCACCTTACTTCCAGGATGTCTTCCGGCATCAAGTTTTCGGGAGTGGATAGGGCTTGAGCAAAAGCGTCGAGAGTAGTTTTTTTCGGGTTCTCGTCTTTGCACAGATAGGTAAGATCCAGATATGTCCTCCCGACCTCAACGGCTTCACGCCTACCCACGCTCTGAGGCAAACGCAGAGTCCTGTTTTTTATGCACAGGTTGTGCAAGAAGCGGTTGAGAGGAGTGTCTTCGCTGACAGAATCCGCAAACACTTTTTCCGCCACGAGGGCATACTCCTCGCGATCTTTCTCAGTCTCCTCAGACAGATCAGGACCACCAGTCTGCACCCATTTCCAGTCTGATAGACCGGATCGGGTGAATTTCATAGGCTCTTTGGAAGTACTCATGGTGCGAGAACGTGTTGGGGGATTCGTAGATATTCTCCGTTGGCGAAGTTGTATCGGTTCGGGTTCGCGTCGGCCAACACTCCGGGGCGCGACTTGGACATGCCAATAGATAAAGGCTCGTCTTGCCCCTTCCTCCGAAATCTCAGCAACAATCTCGCCGACCCTTTCTCTTCCACCGTTTGGCGCATCTCAACAGAGAGAGCACTGCTAAAGATCACCACGTCCTCATAAGCCGCTGTCAGATACTCAGGGTTGACCACATACTTTGCCGCTTTCGGCAGAGCAGGCACCAAGCCGGTGATCTCCATGGCTGCGGCACACGCTGCCCCGGCAAGGAGTTTGAAGATGGAGCGACGGTTCATAGGCTGTAATTTTCAAGAGCTTGTTGTACGCGGAGAAACTGGGCCTGCCCCCCGTGATCCGCAAAGAAGGCGGGGCATCGTTCGACATTGGCGTCGTACACGGCGTCCTCGGCATCATCAATAGTGAGATTCTCCCTCTTCGCAACTTCTCTCACCAAAAGTTCAAAGCAGGGTGAAGCTCCACCGTTGTAGCGCCAGTTCCCCGGTGGCGTGGTGTGGATTTTCTTCTCCGTCTTGGGGCGGACTCCGCGCAGCACGGTGCCGTCTGGCAGCGTGACCACGCCGTCAGCGACATGGGAGGCGTTGGGGCGGACGTAGATGCAGTCGGGGAAGCCCAGATGAGTCTCTTGAATGAGGTTGTGTTTCAGCCCTTCGGCGATGGCGTTGGCACAGGACTGGTTGCCGATGAACAGGTCAGACCCTTTGATCAGCCGCGCCACCTCCAACATGTCTGTGGTGGGCTGGAACTCGACGTAGCCGTGGTGGCCGATGAACTCGCGCCACTCGTGATGCAGTCCGACGAAGAGCAGACGGTTGCGGAGATGAGCCACGATCTCTTTCCACGGGAACCGCTCGTTGCGATAGCGCCCGGTGCGGTTGATCACCACACGCCCTTTGGAGCGCGGCGACGGTTCGACGCCGTACAGCCACGGCTCGTCGGCGGTGAAGTTCTGCCCGATGCTGTGCGTCTTGATGAGGTGGTTGAGGTGCGCCCGCATGAGCGTCTCGCCTTTGGTGTAGTGACGTTCGCGGAAGCCCTCGCTCTTCCAGTCCACCGGGTCGCCCGGCTGGATGATCTGGATGTCCGCGATGTAGGGTTGCAGCTTCACCAGTGGTGCCAGCAGATCATACATGCGTTGCACGCCTTCCGGTCCTTTGGCCTTGGTCGAAGACGATGAACGCAGGCACAGGGTGTGTGGGCCGTCGGGGATCTGTTTGAGCAGACACAGCGCAAACACCACATCGCCAATGTCACCTGTAGAAGAAATTTTCATGTGTTGGGGGATATTTCTTATTTCGTCATAAAATCTCCCCACGGTCAAATGAAGTTCTTATGCCGTGGCTCCGGCCCCACTGGCTGCGGGTCAGCCCCTTTCCAGATAGCGTCCAAGGCGCGGTTCTGCGTGCCGAACACGCATTTCTGGCAATGCACCATCGGGTCGATCAGCGAACGCACAGGCTGCTCGTAGAGTTCATGAATGGTGTCCCAGCGTCCGATGACGTAGGCGCTGCCGCCCTGTGAACGGTTGGCTTGATCCAAAAGGGTTACGCTATCGCAGGGTGTCACGTCGCCGGAAGGCCATAACACGGGATGTGAATAACCAAGCAGACAACAGGTGTGGGGGGCTGGCGGCTTGTACTGCACCATGATGCGAGGGTCCACTTCCAACGCCAGTTGTTCCAACTCGATGCACCGTTCCGGGATCTTCTGAATCTCGTAGCAGTTCGGCAGCGCACGGATGTAGGTGAACGGTTTGGTGGAAAGCAACTCCTTCAATTTCTGCTTTATGAACGGGAGGCGGTCCTTGCCATAGGTCACGCGCTCCGCTTCATCGCCTGCGAGCAAAGGAGTTTGAAGGTCTTCGGGACGACTGACTTTTCCGTGCCGGTCGAGCGGATCTTTGTAGGAGTCGTGATACACCCAGCTTCCGCCAAGAGCAGTCAGTTCTGGATTGATGTCAGGCACTTCCACTTCCTCACCATGGTCCCACGCGCTGAGAGAGATGCGAATCCATGTCAACTTATCCAAGGTTTCAGGCCGAACGGTTCTCCAAGAGGTCCGGCCATCGGGATACTGCACCATGTTCTTGAGGCCGTTGCTGATCAGCCCGATTTGCAGACCTTTGCCATGCAGCGTGTCCACCAAGTCGTCGAAATCGTAGCCCTTTTCGCGGTCCTTCCACAATATGGGGTTCCCTCCCCCGCTCAGAATAACGGCTTTCAAACCCAATGGAATGAGCTGATCCACATATGTTTCCACCTGATGCAATGTCAGGGCGGCGTTGCCTCGGTTGGCAGTAGAACAGAAAGAACACTTGTGCTGGCAGGCGTCTCCCACAAAAATCCCGCTCACCTTGGGCACTCCTTTGCCTTGATGCAGCCCCTCGATGATGTCGCGGTGCCAAGGGATTTTGGATGAGGTGCTGGTGAACTCGTTGAGCAAATCCTTCATGGACTCAGGAGTCTCGTGATTACACGTCTCTGAGTCGCCGGGGATGGTGTCCAGTTCGGGCTTGTCGGCGATGGCGGAAGGGAGGGTGTTCATAGAGGTTTCCGTGCCCACATCTCCAACGAGAAGATACGGCGGTTAAGTTTTGGCACGATCTCGGCAACCGTGGGCGAGTGGTTCTCGTCTGAGTTGACAAGGAGATGGACGTGGTGTGAGGGGAAACCTGCGCGGACAAAATGTGCCCACATGGAATCCTCTGTGAAGATTTGAGCGTGCTGGTCAAACCACAAAGCTGCCTCGAACCACGTTGGGATAGGGTTCGGTGGATCTGTCACCTCGAACAAACGAGGCCAGTTCTCGTTGCGGTCCTCGTCGTGGACAGAACGGAAGTAGGTGGCGTCTGGCACGCTCACCAGTATCACGCCACCAGGGTTGAGCACTCGCAGCACTTCCTTCATCACCTTGACCGCTTCACGGCAGTCCATGTGCTCCAGAACATGGCTGCACAAACAGCCGTCAAACGAGTTGTCGGGAAAAGGGAGTGGCTGGCGCAGATCGTGCCGGACGAAGTTCGGCTCGTTGATCTCATGACCACCGCCCTCCCAGTTGTCGAGGTTGACCCAGATGTTGTCGATGGGTCTTGTTGACCCGGCTCCGAGGTTGAGAATTTTCATACTTTCAAGTCGTGTTCAGTTTGGTCGAGGATGCTGGAATAGTCCAGTCCGGTGATGGCGCTGGCCTCGTCAAAGTGGGCCTTCTGCTGCTCCAGGGTGAGCGGGCGCAGGTCAACGCCGGGGTTGGGGTAGGGCAGTTCTTGGGAGAACGTGATCAACCGGCGCGACTGTTTCTTGACGAAGAGGGTCAGCCCGTTGTCGGAGTGGAGGTCGAGTTGCTGCCAATCTGTAAGCCCTCCCAACCTGTCGGTCAGTCCGTCCACCAACATGCGGGGACCAACGCAGTTCTCCACGTCATCGAAGGCTATAAAGGAAGCGCCTCGGTTGATCGCCGTCTTCATCTCGAACAGCGCGGCCTCGTGGCTGTGCCAAGCGTCGATGTAGATAAAATCCACACGCTCCGGCCAGATGCTCAAGTTCTTGGTGTCACCGTCATGGAACTCCACCCAATCGCGGACACCGAGATGAGTCAGGTTCTCCTCGGCGTGTTGCTTCGGCGTCTTACCTTCAAGGATGTGTACGTGCTCCAATAACGACCAGTTGTCGAGGCAGTGGACGCGGCCTAGGTTGTTCTCTTGGCAGGCTTTCGCCATCCATGCGGCAGACAAGGCCCGGTAAGTGCCACAATCGACGATATGCTGCGGCTTCAGACAGCGGGTGAATCCGTGCAGCAGGCGCGGGCTGTCGTAATTCCAAGAGGCGTAAACCTTGTTGATTTCTTCGTAAAAACTCATGCTTTTGGTTGGTGTGAAATCCACATGTCTTTGGTGCATCCCGGCATCAACGCCTCGTAGGTGGCGATGTCCTCGGTGTTCTGTTCAGGCTCCATGGCTCGATAGTGGTGCGAGTAGTGGTCGATGTAGAGCGACCCGTCAGTCACCCGGATAAACTTTGGCTCGGCCCATGTTGGCGTCCATATCAGGCGCTCGTGCATCTTCACCTCCGGGTCGTAGCACAGGAAGGGGGTGTTCTTCAATAGCCTGAGTTGCCAGTCGTGCTCCGCGTGCCAGTTCTGGCAGGGGCGGTCCCACTCACCGGGAGCACCGAACCAGTGACGGCGGGACACGCAGATGGCGAGAGCTTGCTCTGCCTCGGCATGCCCGATTAAATGCCGCAGCTTCTCACGCTGGTTGACGTTGCCGCCAGCACCCGTTTGGTTGGAGACGTGCAGATCGGGGGTGAGTGTCTCGGGGAACTTGCCGGTGCCAGTGACGCCGAGGATGGGGGCAAGCGGCCACACCCGTTCATCCGCGTCCAAGATCATCACCCATTCGCAGGACGAATACCCGATGCAGCGGGTTCGTAATGCTCCGAAGCCCTGGCTCAGGGTATCGTGGATGAGCTTGTGACCGGACGCCTCTGCAATGGCAATCGTCTCAGGGTCAGCCGGGGTGCCGTCCATGGGAGAGGATACGAGCACGATCTCGTCGAACATTCGCTCGGCGGTTTCGATAAAGCCGGGCAGAGCATGGCGCTCGTTGTGGAAATGACAGACTGCGGAGATTCTCATACTCGCGTAAATTGGATAAACCCGCAGGACTTCGGCACCTCAGAGGAGGCAGGTTTGAGTCCGGGGTAGTGCCATGAACCAGTGATGCACCCTTCGTCTAAGGAGACACTCTCCCTGAACAAATCCATCCACATGTCCAGCGGCCATGCGTTGCAGTGTGACGGGTCGGAGTTGTCCTCGTCGCGGAGGTAGGGACCGTCGGGATGGTGAGTCAGCGGGACGATGGCGAGTAGGTGCTTCCGGGTGGAGGCGAGCAGTTGTTTGAGCAGAGGACGAAGTTGATCGAGCAGGATGTGCTCTGCCACATCCTTCAGGATGATGTGATCAAACCGTTCATCGGGCATCACGTTGGACACATAACCCTTCACCCCTTCGTCGCAGTTCTGGATGGCCCACTCGCTGCTGTCGTATCCGAAAGCGTTCACCCCGCGCATGCGTAACGCCTTGACGAGGTAGCCTCGGGCGCACCCAAAATCGAGAACCGTGTCGCCGTCCTTAATGTGCAGGACGCGCTTGAGCCAGTCCGCCATGGGGAGCGTGAGATCGGGCTTCCAACTGTAATCGACGTAGTTTGATTTGCCGGATGTCGGGCCGGTCAGGTAGTACTCGGCGTCGTAAAATTCAGATTCCATGGGTGCGGCGTTCTTCGTGTTTGATAGGGTGAATGTCAATGGAAACTTTGATCAGCCCAGCCCTGATTGGCGCTGAGTGAGGCGGTGATCAGGTCCGAGTATTTGCCCCGTCCCTTCGTGTCGGTCACGGCTGCCACCAGATGAGCGTGACGGACGGACATGGGGTTCTTGGGCGCGTTCGACGGCAACGCGGTTCGGCGGGCAGCCTTGACCAGCGAAGTCAGCCCATGACGGCGACGGGCGATCTCGATGCAGCCGAAGAAGGCGTCGGCGCGGTCGGGGCTTCTGCCGTTGGTCCGCTGCTTCATCACCTTCTTGGACTCCACCTCAACTTTCTCCCGGTCCACGAGCTTGTACATTCTCGCACACATCTGGATGCACGTCTCTGGGTCGAGGCCACGAATCTGTCCGGCCTTGATGAAGTCTTTGCCGACGTACCACAGCTCGGACACCCGGTTGGCGAACCTGTCCTTGCCGGTGCGCGAGTTGGTGGTGCCCACGGTCTTGTCTGACGGCGCTCCCGCGAAGCTCACCATCTGGAAGCCCCGGCCCATCTTGATCGCCATGAGCGAGGCGAACGGATCACCGGCCCCTGTGGAGTCGGAGCCTCGGTCTTCCACTTTGACGCCGCGCTTGGCGCACTCGGCATCGTAGAGATTCACCAACTGCTGATTGCGGTCCACCGTCTTGTTACTGGCATCGACCAAGGCCATGAGGTTGATCGTCTCAACCAGTTCAATACCTTTGACGGTGCGCTGGTGGATGGCTGAGTAGTAGTCGCCCACCCGACAAAAACAGGCGTCCGCTTCGTCTCCACCATGGCTGAAGGCCGGGTCGAGGAAAGCAATTGGGGTGGGCGGGGTGAGCCATGTGCTGACTCTGTGCTGGCTGCCGCTGCTGGTGATCTCGACTTCCGTGTAGATGGCATTGGCGTCTCCATCGGGGGAGAGGAAGCCGCGCACCATGCGGTAGTACTCCGGCGACTTCGGGCCAAGGTCTCGACGCAGATCCGTGACGGTGCGCAGGCTGAGAATGCCCTTCCACACCTCCCGACCGGCGAGCACGTTGGGAGACTTCTCCCCGTCAAATCGAATGCAGTAGCCACGTTTGGTCTTCCACCCGTCGAAGGTTTCGTCGATGGAGTTCCACCCTTCCTCCGGCTCCATGAACACGCCGAGCGGGTCAAACGGCGAAGTGGGGTTGCCAATGCCGATGAACTGCAAGTACTCATTGGACTGCAAGTTGGTGATGGCGGTGTTGTAAAGACTGTGGGTGAGCAACGGCAGTTCGTCCGCGATGAAGATCACACAACGGTTCTTGAAACCGATCTTGGTCGAGGCGTCCTTGTCCTGTCCCTTGCCGCCAGCAACGAGAGTGATGCCTGCGAGCTGGTTCTGCTTGCCATCAGAATTGACGCGCACGATCTTGCCGAGGGAGGACACCAGCTTGGCCTGCATGTACTGCTCGCCGCCGAAGAACCGGCAAATCTCCGCCCAGTAGCCCTCGACGACGCCCCAGATACGACCGCGAGACTCGTCCAACGATGTCGAGGTAATGAACACCTTCACATACTCAGGAGATGCCACAGGGCAGTCGGGAAAACGTGCGCCGATGAGGAAGCGCCCAATGGCGTAGAGGGCGAAAAATTCAGACTTGGAGCAACTGGCGTGCCCCGCGACGGCGAGGAAGTTGTTGGAGTAGGCTTCTTCCAACATCCGCATGGCGTACGGGTTCCACTCGAAGCGGTAGCGGGGGTTGGTCTCGGGACGATCCAGCATCAACGAGATGAACCTGCGGAAGTGCCACGTCCACGGGTTGAGCTGGCTGCCCGGCAGATTAACGAAATGCTCGTAGTTGCCCAAGATAAACTTTTCGAGATCCACCTCCTGCAACAGCTCATACCCGGCGCTCGTCTTGGGCACGCCGGGGAGACGTTTCCACCACCGCCCATAGCGAGCGATGTGGGTGCGTTCCATCTGCTGGGGAGAGGGTTGGGGCATCAGTCTGTTCGTGGTTTCTTCAGTTGGCCTGCGCATTCGGCATACCCGATGATGTCAACCAGGGTGTCTCGCTTCGTACTCGTCTTGGCTCGGCTGACTTTCAACAGAATCATCATCTGCGCCACGTCCCACGGGGAGATGTGCGACCCTGTGTAGGCGCTCCACAGTTTCGCGATGCGAGCGAAAGAGTCGTTCACGTCGCCGTAGTCGGCTGCACGGTCTCCAGCCACAATGGCTGCGGCCTCTTCGGCGAGGGATTGAGGGGCTTTGGGGTCTGTGTCGGGGGATACTACACGGTAAGGCCCGCGCAGGTGCAGGGTTTCGTCGTCGGTTTCGACGTTCGGCACGGCGTACCAAGAGTTGAACTGCTCTGCATGTAGGTGTGCCCCAATCAGCAGACTGGGTCGCCACTCGTGGGGGCACCCTTCGAGATCGTTTTTCGCATCCCAGACCAACGTGTCCTGTGGCACTGGGTCTGGCACGTCTTTCCCGAGCATCACTGTGTAACCTTCCGGCGCTTTTGGTCTTTGGTCGTCGTCTTTCATGGTGTTTGTATGGTTAAATGTTCATCCCCAAAAATCTTCTTCGTTGAAATCCGGTTCTTCGGCTGGCTTGACGCTCAAACCGACATCGCGGGAGCTTTCTAGCATCATGAGCGCGGACAAAAGCCTGTCCTCAGTGTCGCGTTTGTCCTCCAACACGGTAGCGATAGCGTCGTCCACGGTGCCGGGGCACATCAGGCGGTACACGTCCACGTTACACACCTGACCGGGACGTGCCAGACGAGCGAGCATCTGGGTGTATCGGCGGTGGGAATAGATGAGAGACATCCAGACCATGGTGCTGCCACCCCACTGCATGTTCAGCCCGTGGCTGGCGGAGAAGGGGGACACAACCAAGATGGGTATCTCTTTGCGGTTCCACTCAGCCAGCATCTTCGTTTGCGCTGCAAGGGTGGTGGCGTCGGCAAAGAACGTGGCGTTGGGGAACGCTTCTCGCAACCGGGCCTGCTCGTGCTTGAAGATCGCGGCCACCAGAACCGGCCCTTTGGTCTTCTTGATGATCTTCCTGAGAGCGTCAATCTTGAGATCGTGGATGCAGTGGTAGGTGCCGTTTTCGTCGTACACTGCGCCGCTGGTGTATTGCAGTAGCTTGGTCACAAGGGCTGCCGCGCTGGGGGCTGTGATCGTTACCGAGCTTTTCAGTTCCAACACCAACTCCCGTTCAAACTCCTGATACTTGGAAAGTTGATCCGGTGTCATGTGGACATCCACATCCTGCACCACCGCGTCCGGCATGTCAGGCATCCACTCAGAAGCTCGCAACGTGATGGTGATGTCACAGATGCGTTTCTCAATCAGTTCCTTCGCCCCGTCGTTGGCGTCCCACTTGTATCCCATGTAATCGGCTTTGTGGAAGTAGGTGGACTTGAAGTGCTGGAAGCTGCGGCCCAGTCGTTCTCCACCATCTAGCAGACGGAACTGTGCGAACAAGTCCACCAGCTTGTCCATAGGAGTACCAGTCATTCCGATGCGTCGTCTCACTTGGGGGGCTTCTCGGCGTAGCAGGGCTATGCGCTTCGAGTCAGGGGATTTCGCGGAATCAACTTCATCGTACACCACGGTATCGTAGGGCACGGTGCCTCCTCGCTTCTCGATCAACTTCACCAACAGGGGGATGCTGTCGAAGTTGATTAAATATATGTCTGCCCTACCGGCGATGAAGGCTTGACGACCAAGAGGTGTGCGCAGGTTGGCAACTTTGAAATTCTTGAAATCCGACCACTGTGAAATTTCAAGAGGCCAGACCAAATTCGCCACACGGAGAGGCGCTATCACCAACATTCCAATGGTGTCGAGCGACGAGTGCCACTCTTTGAAAGCACTAAGCACCGCCGCCGTCTTCCCGAGACCCATAGAAATGCTGCCATAAACCACGTCATGCGACAGCATGTGGTCGATGAAAGCCTTCTGCGCTGGGCGTGGGGAGAACTTGCTCACGCCCTCCACCCCTCCACCGTGCGATACTCAATAGGACGACCGGCAAGCTGCGCTGCACGAACACCAAACTCCATGCCGCGACTGATGCCGCAGTCGGTGTACACGACGGTCTTGTCCGCTTTCCACGCCAGTCCTGCCGCGATGCCCATGGCACGGTCGGTCGGGTCTTCGTCGTCAAGGACTTGGGTGTAGAGCAGGTGGCTCACCATCGGCGCTTCGCCGCGCAACAGCGAGTCGCGCATGGCGGCACGGGCGTAGCGGATATTGCGTTGCAGGTTGCCTGCGTAGGGCGATTCGAGGATTACGGTGGTCATGTCAGAAAGGGTCTCCTTCATTATCTGCTGCGTGCTGTCGTGCGCCGATCTTCGCATCAACGAACCGTTGCCGACGTTCCGCGTGCTCTTTCTCCACGTTCTCCGTGCATGTGAGCACCTGGATGTTGTCCTCCTCGTAGCCACGGGTGCTGTCCTTGCGGTCGATGTGCAGACAGAATCGCTCCTTACCCTTCTCGTCCATGTAGCAGGTCGGCAGGATGGCGGCTTTGAACTGATCGAAGGTCAAGGTGAAGGCGATCTTGCGCTTGCGAGCGGATGCCCGGAGGTTGTCGAAGGCACAGTGAACGGGGTTGTTCAAACGCCATTGCTGCTTGGCGTGGGAACCGCAGAGCTGCGTGGAGGTAGGATGGTCGGACAGGTTGCGCGGCACACCTTTGCACCGGCTGACGGGGCAGCGACCAGGGATTTTGATTTTGCGCAGTTTCATCCCCAGAACCCCCTAGGGCTTATCAAGCCATCCACGAAGTCTTTGCCGTCCGACACGTTGTCGCACCAGCCTGTGTTGGCACCCACCTTCGCCAGCAGTTCCATTTCTGCTTCCTGTGCCTTGGTCGGCTTGCACCCACCGCGCTTGATCTCCAGAAAGCCGACCGCGCCACCCGGCGCAATGATCAGACGGTCAGGCACCGAACGGTTGTTGGGTGAGACGAACTTGCGGACGTAGCAGCCTTTCAACTTGGCGTAGTCGCAGATTTTTTTCTCGATCTCCTTTTCGAGGGGTGGGGGTTTCATAAGTCGTGGTCTCCATAAATTACCCAATGGATGGTCAGAAGAACCAATCCAGAGAAGACGAGGATGAAAGGAAGGTGCTCACTCATTTCCTTCTCCTCTTTTTGATTTTGTTGGCGTGATATTGCATCCGGCATGGCGGGCACATTAGAAAGTCGGCTTCGTCTGTGTGCAACTTGAATGTTCTGCCGCACCGACAAATGCGACCTCGGGTGTGTGGTGTTTCGGACATGGTGGTTACTTGGTGTAGTAGGGTTGAACTTGACCATCGGCTGCCACGGGCAGACCTTTCGTCCACTCAGGCACATTGGTCATGTGTCCAACCAATTCTTCGATGGACTGGCTTTCACGAGTGTAGGTGAGAATCTGGTCATGGATCAGCGAGCACACCTCGTAGCCCGCTGCCTCTGATTTGATGATGCCGTTGTTGAGCAGGTCAGCGCCGACCCCTTCGCAGAAATTCTGGAGCAAAAGACCTCCGTATAGACCGCATCGACCCCAGATAGTTTTGCCGCGAATCTGCCCCCAGTAGGTGAGAGATTGACGAGTTTTGATCTTGCCGCTTTCCCACGTCTCAATCTCTCCGGTCTTCTTGTTCCGACTGACGGTCTCCTCAATTTTGGGATCGCGGTAGGCGAGACGACGACCTGACGGCAGTTTGGCGAACAGATACTTGGTTCCCGCCGTTACCGCGCAAAAGAACTCGACTTTGCCCGCCTGATGGCGGGAACCAAAATTACTCACGGCGGCTTTGGCCGCACGATCATAGGCGTGCCAGACTTTGACGATGTTCGGATTAGCTTCTCGCCATTGCTCGACCACCTCCTCCAACTCTTCCTCCTTCACCCCCATGTCGAGAGCACCCATGTCTTTGAGAGCTTCCACTCCGCCCTGGTATTGAAGTGCCAAACTTGCGACCTTACCCTTCTGTCGGTCTGGGTGATGTTTGCCGTGCTCTTTGGCGTAGTCTAGCATCTCCTGCAAAGGCATCCCAGACATGCGGCATGCGGTCGCCTCGTAAATCTTGCCGTGAGTGCGGAACACTTCAAGCGTCCACTCCTCGTTCGCCAACCATGCCGCGATACGGGCTTCGATACTGCTGAAGTCCACGTCGAAGATCGGCCCAGCTTCGTCGTGAATGAAGTGACGGATGCACGAGCCGATGACCTCCAGCAGAGGTCCGTAGAATATTTCGATGTGTGCCTCGCTCGCTCCCGCCATGATGTCGGCGTAGGCGGCGTCGGTGTTTTTGATCGTGGGGCGTTTGAAGTTCTGCGGCTGAACCAGTCTGCCGGATGCACGACCCGGACCTGCGCCGTAGAATTGAATGGTGCCGCGCACCCGGCTGTCAGCACACGCACACTCGATCATTGCTTTCACCTTCTTGATGCTGGCAAAGCTGAGAGACTTTTTGATGGTGAGCACGCGACCAACCGTCGTGGTGGGGTCAAAGGCTTCATCCTCCAACTGTTCGTCCAGTGTGTCGGCGCGGAGGTTGTCGCCCTCATACCCGTGCTCCTTGAGCCACTTCAACAGCACGTCACGTTGGGTCGGGTTGAAGCCGGTGAGTTCACGGAACTCCTCGGTCATGCGAGCCTCGTTGGCTTCGATCAGCGTTTGAGCGTGACGCAGGGCGGGCAGGTTGACCGGCAGACCACGGGAGTTGATGGCGAGGTCAGCCTGGAACGCTGCCAGCGTGTTGCCGGTCAGCTCGAAGTGCTTGAGAGTTTTGTGGATTCCCTGCTCCGCACGAACGTCTTGGATACAGTAATTGCAGAATGCAATAAAGTCGTCCTGTCGGTCAATGGGTTGAATGAACTTGCCGGAGGCTTTCTGCGGGATGGAGAACTTGCGGATCAGTGCTTTGCCTTTGCTGTCCTTCTGTTGCAGCAAGCCCAGCGTCTCGGCAGCTTTCTCCAGGGATGGCGGGATGGCAGCGCGGCGGGACATGGCGGCGGTGCAGCGCCAGCGGCGGTAGTCGATCTTGAACCAACGGTTGTTCGGGCAGTGGTTGGTGATCGCCTGCTCGAAGTAGGCGTTATGCGCGTACACCGGAGCATCGTTGCGGTTCATCTCGGCAATCAGTTCGTCCACCCCTGGCGACGACCGGCACACGGACATGTCGTCGAACTCGAACTTGGGATTCACCCACAGCAGCGGACCCTCGCCGTCGCGAGCTATGGCTGCGCACAGGATCTCAGTGGACGGGTCTTCCGCGTACCGAAAAGCGCCTGTGCGCTTGATGTCCGCCGTTGAGCGTGTCTCGAAATCCAGATGAAAATTCATAGTGCGGAAAAAGGTGCCAGCGCCAAGGATACCAAGCAGGCTGGCGGCTACTCCAATAGAAGGGTAAAGAGAAAACCCTCGGTTGCGACTCTCTTGGCTTATCGGATTGGTGACTCAAGTAGGACTCGAACCTACGGTCTAGGGTTTTACGGATTGCTCCGCGTGTATGAGCCTAGCTTGGAATGCACTCCAATGCGTGCCGCCTTCCACGCTTTTGAGTCGAATTGGTCAGCAACCCCACCGTTTACGCGCAGCCTTGCCGCGTTCGCCGGTCCACCCGCTGGAGCGAGCGCAGAAGCTAGCCTTTCGGCCTTTGTCCGCGTCGGTCTTGGGGCTTGGTGCTGGCGGCTTCAGGTTGGAGCCGGTAGCCGCGTTGTATTTTGCACGACCCTTGGCGGTGAGTCCTGCACCTTTGGACACAGGCAGCTTTTCGCCTCGTCCGACACTGAGATTTGGTTTCTTGTCTGGCATGATGTTTGGGTGTTGGCGAGCTACCACATTGTCAGCAGGTTGCTCAGTCTCCGTTCGGAAGGTGGAGTCTTTAGTTCTTGGATTGGGTACCAAGCGATCAAGACGATATAGCCACCTCCAAAATTCTTCACATGTCGTCGATGCTAAGATCGGCGGCAGGTTTCTTCGCAGCCGGTTTGGTGGCTGGCGCGGGTGCGCTCTCGGACTCGTCGTCCAGATCAATACCGGCAAACTCGGACTCGGCGTCCACCGGGGCAGCGCCGAAGGGTTCGCCGTCAGCATGGAAGATGACCACACGCAGCTCGGCGTTGATGCGCTTGCCGAACTTGTTGTCCATGGCCCAGAGGCGCACAGAAGCGTGGACGTAGCAACCAGCGTAGGGCTTGCCGTCCTCGGGAGACAGAGGCTCGAACGCCTTGTTGACCACACGAGGTTTGCGGTCCTGCTTGGAACTGGCGGAGAGGAACATGACGTTGTCGCCATAGCCGTCGCTGCCGTCGCGCTCGGAACCGTCGCGAAGGCAAGGTTTGATACCGCCCGGAGGCTTGCCTTTCCACTTTTCTTTCTTGAGGGCGTCGATGCGGGCCTCGACAGCTTTGATGGTTTCAGCGTTGGTCTTCTTGTCGAGGATGAAGTTGGCGCTGTAAAACGGATCGCCGCCTTCGTCGCCAAAAGGGGCAGGTTTGAAGATTTTCGGGTAGGACAGTCTGACGTTTTTCAGCAGAACGATGTTCGGATCGGCGGTGTTGGCTTGGCTCATGTTCGTGGTCTCGGTTTGTGTGTGTGTGTTTCTCGGGTCGCCGCGTTGTGCGGTAGAGGTAGAGGTAGAATATCCACAGATGGTTCTGCGGGTCAACCCCGAAATCATTCTTCGTTCAAATCTACGCCAGCAAAGTCGCTGGTCATGTCGTTCTCGTATGTTTTGCGTGGGTCGCTCTCAGGCACGGCCATCGGGCTGCCGGGCGGCTTCACAATCAGGCGTTGCAGCTCGATCATCTTCGGACCTTTCATCTTGTCCGTCAGTTTCTCTGCCGCAGCAGGGGTGATCACGTCAGACGGCGGATAGACTTCGTCGTGTGGAAGGTTCAAACTGAGCAGCAGTTTGCCCGCTTCGGCAGGGTCGGTCCAACGGCGGTGCCCGCCACGGGAGAGCACCAGCTTGACGCCGGGCAGTTTGTTGCCGGAGATCAGCCGAGCGGTGACGAACTTCTCGATCTCACTCAACCACAGGTAAATGCTTTCCCTCGCTTTGAACGCCTTCACCACATGCTCATCAGGGAGGGTGGCTACGGCAGGCGGCTCGTTGCCCTCCAGCACTTCCAACACCTCATCCTTAAAGTCGTCCAACATGGCGTCGTTGTAGGTAGGGCAGATGGCTGCCCCACGGCACCACTTGCAAATCTTCGGCCCGCACTTGAACACGCCGGGATCGCCGCGCAGGATGGCTGCCGCTTTGGGGGTGATCCGCTCATCCGTGAATTTCTTCAACTCACCCCAGGTGGTCGTCCAGGTGACGTGATCCTGCTCCAGCCGGGGTTGGAAGATGGTCATGGTGACGGGGTAGCTGTCGGCTGGCAGTGCCTCCCAGAACCCGTCGAACATGGACTCGATCAAACTGCGGGCGTAGATCGCCATCTGGAGGTTGTTCTCACTCTCCACTGGATCGTAGCCGTACTTGTAGTCAACGAGGTGAGCGCCGTTCTTGGTGAGCGCGTGGAAGTCCACGGTACCACGCTCGGACGGGAGGTAGTAGAGTGGCGCTCGGAACTCGGCACCCCAGCGGATGACATCACACTTTGGACCCATCACGTCATGGCAAAACTCGGCGTACGCTTTGCCGTGCCGCAGCATTTCCTTGGTCGCCCACTTTGGCGGCTCTTTGCCGAGAAGCAGATACTCGGCAACTGTGTGGGCCTTGGTGCCTTCCATGGCTGACGGTCCCGGTCTGTCCGGTGGCAGCCGGTGCTCGTTGGCCTTGACGAAAGCCAGGGCAACCGTGCATTCGGTCCAAGTGTGAGCCTTGGACGGGGAGAGGCGAGAGTGTTCGGGAGTGGTGTCGGCCATGGGGACTATTTGTTGAGTTCCGCGATAAGGCAAACCGCGTGGATGGTGGCTTTTTCAGCGATGTCTTCGTAAAAATCATATCCTTCTCCCGTCATGTCCGCATGGTCATGTTTTATCACCAACTGGTGGTTGGCGAGGAGTCCTTGCATCGCCATCGCAGCGAAGTATTCGCGTTTGGTGAGTCCCGCCAGAGACGGGTAATCTTTGTCTGTTTCTGTGGAGAAAGTGGGGGCTTCGGTATGAGTTTCCATAAGTCTGTACCCAAAAAGCCGTCACCCCTCATCGGAGTAACGGCGGATTGTGGTGTGTCGGTCTTAGCCGAGGTCCACTTCTTCAGTCTGTGCGTCAGGGTCGGTGTCCACAGCGCCGATCTTGACGGCGGCGGCGTGGATGTCCGCGTAATGCTCGGGGGCGATCTCGGCCATGGTGTTGTAGCCGAACTTCTTCACGAAGTAGGCTTTGAGCTTGGCCTTACCTTCGTTCGGAAGGGTCTTCACGGTCTCGCGCAGACGTATTTCGGTGATGGCAGGCTGCTCAGGCTGCTCGGGCTGCTCGGGTTCTGGTTCAGGCGCAGGGGCCGGGGCCGGGGCGGCGGCTTTGGTAGCCTTGGCTTTGGCGGGTTTCTCGACGACGGGGGCGGGCGTTTCCGGCTGCGGTGGTGGAGCGCCGAGAGCGCCAGTGGCGAGGTTGTTGATGGCATCGACAAGCGGCTTGACGCAGGTGTCGAAGAAGGACTTGAACAGTTCGTTGGTCATGGTGTTTGTGTGGGTGTGTTGTTTTTCATCCTTTCCCGGCAACGTACCGGGAACTGATTGAAAGTCGAAAGGAAGGGATCGGATAAAGCGGTTTAAGGCGTGGTTGTAAAGGCGGAACAACTCGGGTTGCTGCTGGCAGAGGTAGAGGAGTTTGCGCTGGGAGGCGCGGCCACGGTCGTACGGGGCGTCACGCAGCGACTCGAAGCCCCAGTCGTGTGCTTTGAGCAGGGTGATGAAGTCGGTGGTGGGGATCATTCTATGATGCCTTCGATGTTTTCAAAGCCGCCTGAAATAGTGGATATGTCATCCAGAGTCAAAAAACCTTTGGTGTGGAGAACTTCGCACAGACGCCCCACCGCACGGGATGTTCTTTCAGCCTTATCACGAGCCACCTCCAACGCGCCTGCGCCGTAGTCTAAACTGTCGGTGCAGCGGTCAAAGTGGTCAGCAACAGACATGGTGGTGTTTGATTCTGATTTTCATGAGTCCTCACTATTGGATGAAGTCGGCGGTGGAGATCATTTCGTCAGTTGATCTTTCAACGCCTTGACTGCCGCGTTGTAGATGTCGGGAAGGTCTTGCTGCATCATTTTGCTTTTGGCAATCTCAGGAATCACGACCATCATGGCGACGGTGTTGGAAGAGGGAATGAACGCGGAAAACAGCAGAGTAGTTACCGCCACAATCATGCACCGAAACCCGGATTTTCTTATTTTGGGGCGATCTTCGTCATCCAAATCAGGGTAGGTGGAAGCTACATAAGAGACGATGGCAAAAATTGCGCATGCAACACTGAAGACTATGACAGCAGAGCCGAACTTGTCGGTGAGTTGCCAGAGATAGATGGTGAGCGGGGTGATGTTCATAGGTTTTCACTATTGGATGAATTTTCAGACTTGTCCACCAACATTTTCACGGGATCTCTGCCATTGAGGCGGTCGGCGCGTGCCCAGACGTACTGCCGCTCACCCGCGATCATGTGCCGACCGGATGGCGAGAACCCAGCGTTGCGCAGGACATGGGTGAGGTATTTGGGGGTGATGTTCTTGACGCCTTCCGCGTCCAACGCGGACCTGAGAGCACCGACAGCCACCGCGTCAGCCTGGATCAGCGGGCACTCGTCGTTTTGCCAGATGCGGTTGAGCACGGCAGTCACGTCGTCGCTGGTGTCGGTGATCATTTCCTGCAAATATGAGGTAGTCGGGGCCGGGCCGGAGGGACGAAACGTGGAGCTGATGACGCGGTTCTCGAACATGTAGCGGTAGCCGCCTGCGTGGGTGGTTAGCGACTCGGCGAACCGGGCGAAATATTCCGGGTCTTTGTCCACGATGGCGCGAATCTGCTCTTTGTGCTGGAGCTTCGACTTCACGACCCACCAGCGGCGTGAATCCTCACCAACCACGATGGCGTCATGGTGGTTGGTGAAGGCCATGTAGTTTGTCCTATTCTGGATGTTCCGCGTGTTTTTGTTTCGCTCATTGACCGGCAGGAAGTCGTTGGTGATCGGCTCTTTGAGCGTGTTCATCAACTCGTGACGGTTCTGCCCGGCCACTCGAAGCTCTTCGATGCACACCACCTGTGAGCCGAAGGCCCAGTCGTTCCACCCTTTTTTGATGGTGTCGGAATTGATCAGACGGGTGTTGTCGAGTCCCAGGATAGCTCGGATGACGCCGAAGAGCAGCGTTTTGCCGCAACCCTCCACCCCCTGGATGAGCAGCGCATGACGCACCTTGCTGCCGGGGAACTGCGCATGGTAGGCGATCCAGTCGAGCAGGTGAGTTCGGTAAGCAGGTTCGGTGATAATGTTGCAAAGTTGCTCGCACAGCACGTCTTCCGCGTAGTCGGCCAGTGCTTTGTCGGCTTCACGGTAGCTGCGACGGTAGAGGTTCACAAAGAGCTTGCCCTCCTCCCGCGTGATGATGTCCTCCGGGGCTGACGGGTTGTAAGTTACGTCGTCAACGGTCTGACATTTGAGATGGTTGAGCAGGTACAGCGACGGCAACACCTTGGGCGTGTTGAGGGTTTGCTCGTTCACGTCTCGACCGATGGCCTGCAACTCGGCAGCCGTGGGGAGCAGTTTGCGGGCAAACACCGAATCGAACGGCACCTTCTTGTACTCCTGCCGGGTGCGGTGCCGCAGGAACGTATCAGTGGCGGCGATGTACACGAAGCCCAACGACCATGGGGGGTGAATCACTTCCGCCGACTCGCTGCGTTTGGCGACGAGACATTCGCGAAGCACCTTCAACTCACGCTTCACGTTCATGAGCGGCAGCGGTTGCTGGTAGTCCTGCCGGGACTTCATCACCAGTGTTTGCAGCAAAGCGCCTTCCTCGACGTGGGAGAGCAGCGGGGCGGCAGCGATGCGCCGCACACCTTCGTTCATCAACTGGACTGCCGACTTGCATTCAAACATGATCCAGTCAGAGACGGTCTTGAAGCTAGACTCCTTGACCTTGTCACTGTTCCACCCACCCTCGACAGCACGTTTGAGCAGCGAGCGGATGGTGACGGGTTTGCGGCCTTGAGCCTGTTCTTGGAACGAGCGCCAGACGGTCGCCGTGTCCTTGTCGCCTTCATACTTGCTGCCCGTGGCGCTCCACGAGTCAAAAAGGGTGTACGCCTCATCGTCCTGCGATCCGCCGAATTGGTGCTTCAGGGCTGCCGCGATTTCCAGCCACTCGGGACGGGAGCAGTCGGCATTGATGAACGTAAGAGCCTCCTCCACCTGGGTAAGGTTCACACCTGCCACCGGGAATTGGAAGAAAGTCAGGAAGTCGTCGATGCTGCCGGAGGACGGCCCGCGACTCGGCTTGCTGCCCGACACGATGCCCGGCAGCGAGTCGAGGTCGGTGGAAATGTCGTCGGGTTTGAACGCACGCCCACCAAAATGCATGACGAGCACGGGATGCTCCAGATCGGGATCTTGATCCGCGAAGACGGTGGGACGAAACATCGGTTGGCACACGATAGCAGACTCCCTCGTCACCTTTGGCAGCCCTAGAAGCTGCCCCACCGTGAGGGCTGCGTCGGGGTACCGCTCAACGGGCACGCTGTCGGCTTCCACGATGACGCGGATGCGTGGGGACGCAGGCGTTGAGCTAATGGTTTGGTAGGCTGCGAAGTTGTATTTACCCAGTGCGTCGATCAGCAGACTCGGCTCTTCCACAAAACGTCTGGCGTCGTCGGCGTCGTCGATGTCTAGGATGATGAGGTGGCAGGGTCGGGCGTGCTCCAGCTTGCGGCCTTCCCACGGCGAAGTACTGAAGGTGCAGGGGACCACATACCCAACGAGTTTTGCTTTAGCTTTTTCGGCTTTGGGCAGTGCATGGTATTCCGCGTGGGTGACGGAGAGCGGCACCGGCAGATCGATAAATTGCTGAGCAAAATCGCGGAAGGTGGAAGCTGGTGACTTGACCAGCGTGTGGCTGCCAACGTGCTTGCCTGTAAAGTAGGAGGGCATGGGGCGGTTATTCTTCGACCCAGAGGTTGAGAGCGTGGAGAAAAGCCTTGGCCTGCTGCTCGGCAGTCGCGGTGGCGCGGTCTGCAACATGATCGACGTGCCCCCCATGTTTCACCAAACCGTCCAGCAACTCGATGTACCTCCAATATGTGTGCCCGTCTGGCAGCTTTTTCACAGCCTCGTGCATAGCGTCGAGACTGTCGAGGTAGTCAGGGATGATCTTGACCACGCCGCCACTACGCCAACCTTTGCGCCGTGTCCTGGCGGCGGAAGGAGTGAAGTACCCACGCTTCCACGCATCAGGGTCGGCAGGGTTGGCGACCTTCAGTACTTCAAGCCCGCACGCCTCGGCAATCGCAATTCGCTGTTTCTCGGGTGTCATAGATTCAAGTCGCTGATGTTGATGTTCAAAGCCTTGGTGAGCTTCTGCAATGTGGACAACTGCGTGTCGCCGACGCTGTTCTCGACGTTCCAAATGGTTCCGACGGCCACGCCGGACTTGTCGGAAAGCTCGGTGATGGTGAGTCCTGCTGACCGGCGCACACGCTGGAGCCGTTCGCCGGGGGTTTCGAGTTTGGGGATCACTTCTTATCCTCCAAAATAAAACGACACGCTGCGTTGAAAATAAACCACATGGCGTACTGTGATGGAGTGGGGACGTGCTGCCGGATGATGTCGCGGAACCCCGGAGTTTGCAGCTTCCGAGGATTCCTCATTTGCCGAAGGCGGAGATACCTCTCTTCCGCCACCTTGGCGGCACGAGTGTAAACCTGGCTGTTGTCGTATGGAACGCTCATGATAGTGCTGCAAACTCCTGCGGGTTTTTGGCAACGGGCAGCTTCCGGTACTCGCTGTCAGACATGTCAACGTACACCCCGATGTAGCCCTGCGCTTTCAACTCTTCCACACGAAGCGCGTCAGTGCCCTTGGGTTCGCCCTCGACACATTCGCAGCCGACGCGGCGAGGCCACATGCCCTTGAGCGGTTTGGGGTGGTTGGTGATCCAGGTCCTGACAGGTCAACCGTTCCTAAGATTCTCGCGAACCTCCACCAAAGTGTAATCCTTTTGCAGGACTCCGTCCTCGAACACTGGGACGAACGCACAGTCGAGCACTTCCTCCCAAGTCGCTTGGTCCTTCAGTTGGTACTGCCCATCGGTTTTGAACACCGCAGTCAACCCTTTGGCCGACTTCTTGGTGCCGTCGTCTGTTTTCGGAGCTTTGAAAATCTCGCGGTCAACTCCGTTGACTCGGGCAAATGTGGCCTTCACTGCAAACCCATCCGTATCGCGGGTGACGTATTGGTAGGTGTAGCTGCCAATGCCAAACACCGCGTTGGTCGAGGCGAAGCCTTTGGACTTCAGACCTTCGCAGATAGCCTCGGCACGTTCGAGAGTGATGCTGTCCCCGTAGATCAGACCAACGTGGGTGTCCAATTGGCGAAACCTTTGCGGAGTGATTGTGCCTCCGAACACCTCCCACAACACCTCAATAGAACCTTTGTACTCGGGGGAGTCTGCGGGCGCGTCTGGATCTCCACACACCACCTTCACCGGGTCTCCTGTGTCGGGACGAAACACCACTTTACCATCGCGGGAGAGGATGTCTTCCTTCAGTTGGACTGTGAACTGGGTCAACACCTGCCAGTAGTCCCACGAGTCCGAAACGATAGAGACGACTCCTGCCGGGTAGATGTCTTTGATCAAGCGACGGAAGGTACCAAGTTCATTGTCCATGCCTCCGGCGCACATAACGCTATGTTCGGTCGCAGGGACGCTGCCACCAACAAGCTCTTTGTCCGAGTCGGCGTTGTAATACTTCTCAAGGAAGTCGATGGCTGGGATGGTGTCTGTCCCAGTGAAGCTGAGAAGGTGTCCCGCCCCCGACATCATGGCTGCCTCCGGCCCAAACATGCCTCGAAACGAGAAGTCGTGACCCTGCCATTGGACGAAGTCTGTGCAACCGACCGTGTCCAAAGCATATCTGTCAAGCAGCAGTCGATACTGCCGGGCTGTCGTAGCAGAAGTACACATCCCCCAAACGCTTGTGGACAGGATCGTTTCAAGGTAGTTGGTCAGCCAGAAAAAGTCTGGCAAAGTGTTCCAGATCACCATGCAAGGTACTCGAATCGGGTACACACTGCCTTCCGGCAAAGACATGATCTTGATCGGCAGGTAGCCGAGATGGTGGAGGGCTTCGATATGCGCCGTTCCGACTTCGTTCGGACCCAAGTAGTTTTTGATACGTCGCTTGAACTCGGCCACAACCTTTTCTTTTGGACGTTGGAAGAAGTTCTCGTTCCACTGGCGTATGAGCACTTCTTTGACGAAGTATTGCAGTCCGAAAAACACCATGTCAGGATTTCCGGCGCGGCGGGTTTTACGGGCGGTCAGGTTGCTGAACACCAGCTCGGTCCCTTCTGGGTATTGGCGGCGGTGGTCCACTTTGTAGCCGTCGATTTGAGTGCAAGGATTTGTGGTCATTGGAAGGAGTAAGGGTCGTTGGTTTTTTCGAGACTCCATCCCGCTCGGATAACCGAGATGAATGTCGCCGCGATAATCAGCAGGTCAGTTAACAGGCTCGTAGGTTTGTTCAAAGATGTCGGGTTTGCAGGCGTACACCTCGCCTTGAACTCCTGTGATGATCCAATCGCCTGGAGTCACTTCGTGTTTGATGGCGGTGTGCTCAAGCGTGTGGATGCCGAAACCTGTGGGGGATGTAATATCTGCCACAACTGAAGGGTGATCCCCTTCTTTGTTGAACCGCGTAGCTTCGATGATGACTGGTCTTTTCCTGAATTTCATAGTCCGAGTTTGATGGTGGTTACTTTGTCTGCGGCGTGATGCCAAAAGCTGTCGGTTGTGATGATCTCGTCAAACTTCTCCTTCAAAGTGTGAAAACCTTTGGAGAAGATGCCGTGCGAAACTATCAGGGTGAGGTGAACTGGTTCAATCTGCTCTGCGATGGCAAGGAACGTGGCTCCACCATCGCAAATGTCGTCGATGATGACGCAGTTGCGTCCAGTGCAAATTTCCGGGTTCTGTACCACGAGGGACACACGCCCGGTCGTGGTGTCGCGGACTTTGTCGCAGAACACTTTTTCCGAAAGGCAGGCGTTCCAATCTTGGTAGTCGGCGGCTTTGCTGACAGCTCCTTTGTCGGGCACGATGAGAACCGCGCCCAACTGGTTGTAGGCTTTGACCAGCCTGCTGTTGTTGTGAGATCGCGAGTTGTGAATCAAAGATGTGGCAACGCTGCTGTGAACATCGAACAGGTTGACCGATAAGAAACCACAGGAGTTGATGCACTGCGCCACCACCTCAAGGTCAAAACTGTCGCCAGTATTGATGATGCGGTCGTACCGAGCACCCATCAGGTAGGGTACCACAAGTTCGCGGGGTGTCGCTTGTGTGTGTCGCACTGCATTGACCACGAGCATCAACTGAACTAGTTCGAGGGGACTTCGGATTGGACAAACAACCCGCACGTCGTCTCCCGGCTGAATGTCATTCACTGTGACGTGAGGCTGGTTGTCCGGGAAAAGGAGAGTTTTTACACGCTCTCCGGTGATCAGGTTGATGGTCTTCATGGTGTGTTTGAATTTCACTATACTGAAACGGTGCGGACAGATTGTCAACCCCAAAAGTCGTCAGATTCTTCGACTGGCATGGCCTTCCGACTCTCCTCGTCAATCTCCGCCTGCTCGGCGGCAGTGTAAGGCCACGCAGACGTTTCCCGTTTTGCCTGCCGCTTCGGAAAATACGCGTACATCGTGTGCCGCGCATTGTTGACCCGGTTGGCGAGGCACACGTCCACGAAGGCGACCGAGTGTACGGCTGTCACCTCCTCCACGAACTTCATGGTCTGTTCCAACGGGACGATCAGGGTCGGTATGCTGTCCTCCAGGATGTCCTCGGCGTAGTCGGTCAACGTGCCAAGCTGCGACACTTTGCGGGCGGCGGCAGCCTCGTCGAGGTAGAGAGAAAAACCGTTGCTCTCGTGGAGCATGCGCAGGGTAGCGCGGGGGGCGGCGGCTCGCATGGCGGCGAGCTTGTCGGTGAATATGGATTTGAAAAAGGTCATGCGAGTATTCGTTTAGGAGTGGAAAGTTTTTTGCGTAGCGAGCGGAACAAGTGATCCCACCCACATTCAACGGTCTTGCCTTGAGCGATGACCTGGATGCCATTCATGCGCGTCCCCTGCTTGATTGCCCACCGCCTCATCCTCCCGTCTGCCGCATGCCATTGCAGCACGCCCAGCAGTTCACCGGCTGTATCCGGCAGGTCCACTTGAGCGTTTGATCTTGGGTCAACCCCAGAACTCTTTATCGTCTGAGGTGGCATCGGCTTGCTTGAGCTTCTCGCGCAGTAGGCGCATGCGGTGGGCCATCCACTGAGGATGTGCCTTTTGCTTCTTGGCGTTCCACGCGGCGGTCTTGGTCAGGTCGATCTTGCTGTCAAGGATGTGTGGTTTGCTGCCGCTTCCCGGTTTGCGCGGAGCCTTGGGCTTGCCTTTCTCGGCGCGATGGCGCAGCACGGTATTGGGGTGGCAACCGACGATATTGGCAATCTCTTCGTTGCGCATGGTTTTCCATGAGATGGTCTTCGGGTACTTGATGGGGTCAGACATATGACCGACAGGCTAGGTTAAACTTTAGCCGTTTGCAAGAGGGATTCCAGCGGCCATCGGGCGAGGAGTTTCTGGATTGGCTCGCATACAAACTCTGGGCAGCCGATCTTCTCCATTCGTTCGTGCAGGCTGAGTAACTCGGCGATCAGAATCCGCGTGCTCTCCCATCCTGCTTCGGCGTTTCCGGCGCAGGCGGCGATGTAGGCGGCGTTTGCATCGGAGTTGTCCATGCAATCGCAAATGAAATCTGCATCACTCCAGACCTCATTTGTGATTGTGCCTTCTTGCTGCCACCTCCCCGGCGTCCGTTTCGCGGCAATTTCGAGGAGATGGGCGAGGTGCGCGTCGATCTTGCGCAGGTGGTCGAGTTGGGCGGTGGTCATGGTGTTGGCTCTCCAATCCGGCATTCAGCCGTGTAAAGGTGTTCAAGGGACTCGAAGCGTGGGAGCGTTTCGCAGGGTGTAGCAAATGCGCTGTCCACACTCAGTACGCGGTTGTTTGGGACTGCTGCAAACCAGCCTGCCTCGACCTGGAGAACGTGGAGCTGTTTGTGCTGCTCGAAGTCGTTCGCCAGTGCGTTGCCTTCGAAATCCAATGTGAAGAGGTAGCGGGCGGCAAGGCGTTCGGGGTGTCCTTCGATCTGGCGCACGTTGAGCAGTTCAGCGTTGCCCCGCTTCCACAGGGCGAACTCGTGGACGCAGAAGGTCGAGGAGAACGTATCCCAAGGCTGGATCAATTCGGTGTCTGGCAGAGGGCACGGTTTCCAGCAGAGCGCCTGGATTGGTAAACAGAACATCGCTCCAGCCATTTCCGGCTCATCGAACCTCACTTGGAACTGGAGGCTGGCTGCTTCCTGGCAACGTATCCCCAGGATGTGGGCCTGAAGGTACTCGCCTTTCCGGCTTTGATGGTTCTGCGTGAACTCGGCGCGGACTAAGCAGCGGACGATTGAGGGCGTGTCGGAGAGAATGAAGGGCATGGCGTTGGGCTTCGGTGGTCACTTGATGAAGGGTTGGAGTTTGGTGAGGGCTGCCTGCATCTGTGCCAACACGTCAAGCGTGTCGTCACGAGTACCCCGAACGAAGATTTGGAGTTTTATGGCGTTGCTTGCCTCTTTGATCGCCTCGCGCATCTTGGACAGTTCAGAAGGCTCGTGGTCTCGCAGAAACTTGTCCGTTTCGTCTTGGGCGTTCACCTCGTCGTCGCGTATTTCCAGAAGGAGTTCGCGGGCATCGTCTTTCCATCTGGCGAGGTCGTCGCGCTCACGTTCCAGTTTTTCCATTTTTTCGCGCAATTCAAAGCTCCATGCTCCTTTGGAGGCCATAATCGCGGCCTGAGTTTCTGGTGTTGGTCTTGTGTCGCTCATGATTTCTTGGTGCTGAGTTGTTTCTTCCGCTCGGACTCGCTCCACTGCGCCATCCACATGAAGCACACGTCACGCGGATCTTTGCGCTTGAACGAATTGCGAAAGCCTGGGTTGGTTTTCCAATGGTGGCGCAGGCGGACGCAGAGCCGGGTCTGTTCGTCGCGGTCACGGGTTGCCCGACTGGCGATGACTTCCGGCACCAGATCGGGCAGGGCTTTGTCGATGTCAGGGTTGAGGTACTTGGATTTGGTTTTCATGGCGCGGGGTTTTTAGGCGTTCGGGTATAGCAGCGAGCTGCTGCCGTTTTGCTCGTACTCGCGGGTTTCCGGGTTGCGCCAGAAATAAAGCCACATCCCGCCCTTGCGAATGGCGGTCTCTCCGCTGGCGAGCGTTTTGTACGCGGTAACTCCGAACTTTTGCAGTATGTCTTCAACAGTTTTCATGGGCGTGGGGTTTTAAGGGTGAATTTTCATCGTGTCAAGCTGGTATGTGAAAGTCATTTCACAAACCGTGCATCCGTGCAAGGCTCGGTCAGGTTGGTCGTTTGGTTGCGTTTGAGGGTGGCGAGCTTGAGCCGCCAGTGCTGGCGTTTGTCGGTCACACGGTCAGCCGGGCGGACGAGTCGCGGGGTTTTGGGTTTCATGGTGTCGTCAGGTTGAGAATGCGTTGAGTGATGCACGAGGCCAAGCCTCGCGCCTCCATCTCGGTTTTGCGGTTGCCTTGCCCGTCGAAATTCCATTTTCCATTGTGCGGGTTGCAGTCCACTTGCGTCCGGGCTTTGGTTGGGTCTGCAAATCGACCCATGACGGACAAGAAACGCAGCGTGTCCCGGCCAGTGCCGAACGCCTTCTGCGCGTGGCAGGTGTAAGGCCCGACCATGGTTTGCACGGTGTACTCTTCCTCGCCGTATGGGTTGGCAACGGGAGCGATGCCACGGGCGGCGAAGTCTTGCCTGATCTGGTCAAGAAAAGCCTCGTGGACTGCTTTGGTGTTGGTCTTCATGGGGTTTAGAGAGGCAGTCCGTTGGAATCGCATTCGCGCACGTCGAGAAGTGTTGAGCCGGGGCGGTCCCAGGCTCGCCAGACATGCGCGGCGGAGACGCCGGGCAGGGTGATGGTGTAGCGGTTGGTTTCGATGCGGTAGGTGATGAGGAAACGGGCTTTCATGGGCGCGGGGTTTTTAGAAGGAGTACCCGGCTTTGATGAGCGCGGCCTTGGCGGCGTGCATTGCGTAATGGACTTTGGTGTTGCCTGTTCCTGACTCAGGGTGCCCAGCAAGCATGTTTTCAATCTCTTCCAATGCTTTCGCCATGTCGGGGGCGGCGGCGATGAATTGAATGTTGGGCTTGTACGTCGGCAACAAATTGCCCTGCACGCGGCAGATGACCATGGCAGACTTCCCTCGTGGGGAGTCTTCGACGGTGCCTGCGATTATGGATCCGGGAAACTCGTGTGCGACGTTCCATTCTCCAGAGGTGATGTTTGGTCTTTTCATGGGCGTAGAGGTTTTAGGCGACGGTGTGTCCCGTTTGTTCAAGGCTGCGCACGAATGTGTTTTTGTCCGCACGTCGGCGGAAGGTCTGGAGATCGAAAAAGGGGCTGCCGTCTTTGTGGAATTTGGTGCCTCCGTGGAAGGAAACGGAATGCCGGGTTTTGCCGATGGGCGGGTTGTCTCGAAAAGTTTTCATGGGCGCGGGGTTTTAAGGGTGAATTTTCATCGTGTCAAGCGCACAATCCAAAACTCGGCGGCCCCTGGCTATGGGGCGGGCGGGTTCTGGCTTGCGGGCTTTAGCTGCGGACGTAGTAGCTTTCACCTTGGTACTCGACCGTGGAGTAGTCCTGTTGCAGTTGCTCGGCGGCTTCAGTCCAGTCGATGCAGGTGAAAGGCCATGTGGCCTCGCGAACTGCTTTCCCGTGGATGTCCTCGGCCATCTCGCGGGCGTAGTCCTCGAAATCGTTTTCGAGGATCATCGTCTCACCGTGCATGAACTCGCTGATCTCGTTTTCGAGGGTTTCGAGTTCGTCCAGCTCGGCTTTCTCGTCGTCGCTGAAGTCGGACTCGGCGATTTCAAGATTGCTCTCTGCGTCTGTCACTCCTTCGCTGGCAATCTCCAGCGCGGCCTCGCTCGCCTCATCTTCGGGGGTTTCCTCCAATGCTGCCAGCTCGCCTTTCTTTCCCTCCAGTTCCTCGCGTGCCGTGGTGACGGCATCGCGGAGTTCTTCGAGTTTGCATTTACGCTTGTACAGGTCGCGGGTGTATAGTGTTTTCATATTGTCTTGGTCGTTTGGTTTGTTGCGTCACTCTGCATTTGTCCGGGCTTGTGACCGGCGCACCGTTGCGGCTGCATTAACGCCCGAAGGCGGTTTTTAGTTGATCTCCTGCAACTGCTCAAGCTCGGCCCCGGTGAAGAAGGCGCGCAGCCGTTTGGCGAAGGCCGAACAGCGGCGGAACGTCTGGAGTGATTTGATGCTGTCCGACTCGTACCCGTATTCCGCGCAGAAGTCCGCGAAGGTTTCCGGCGTGTACGCATCGCCCGAGATGCAGGCGAGCACAGAATACGCGGAGACGGTTTGAATGCCTTTCTCCGCGTCTGCGATGCTTGACCAGAAGTCGAAGGTCAGGCGGTTTGAAGCGCAGACGTTGCCGGTATGTTCTGGAGTGCCTGCTTTGCCCTTGCTAAGCGTCACACGGTAGTGATGGCCGTGCTTGCCGTTGTCTCCCCACGCTGGCGCTTTGGTGTCGCTCAGCGTGGCGCGGAACTTGATCTCGTTGGAGGTCAAGAACTGCTCCGCTTGGGTGTCGTATTCGTTTGGTGTCGTTTTCATATGTTTTGCTTTTGACGTTTTGCGGGTGTCTCCCCCGTTGGTTTCTCTGTCTGCCAGCGTCCACCGCTGGAAATTGATTGCGCGGGTATATAGTTTAAATGCTCACAGTGTCAATCACTTCAAGGCAAAAGTTCATTGCCAGCAGGCGCGACTTTTTCAGATTGTCTGGCCCGGCTTCGATGTACGCCGCGAGTTCTTCGGGCGTGCCTTGGAAGCAGCCGCAGAAAAACCTCTTGGCTTCTCCAATGGTTGCCAGCGTGAGCATTCGCCCGCACTCGCCGTGCCCGGTGAAAGCGACTTGCGCGAATTGCAAACCCCGGTTTTCGGAGAGGTTCGCGCCGGAGAGGTTCGCGCTGCGGAGGTTCGCGCTGCGGAGGTTCGCGCCGCAGAGGTTCGCGCTGCGGAGGTTCGCGCCGTAGAGGTTCGCGCCGCAGAGGTTCGCGCCGTAGAGGTTCGCGCCGTAGAGGTTCGCGCCGTAGAGGTTCGCGCCGGAGAGGTTCGCGCTGCGGAGGTCCGCGCCGTAGAGGTTCGCGCCGGAGAGGTTCGCGCTGCGGAGGTACGCGCCGTAGAGGTTCGCGCCGTAGAGGTTCGCGCCGTAGAGGTTCGCGCCGTAGAGGTTCGCGCCGGAGAGGTTCGCGCGTTTTCCGGCGGGGTCATTTACCAACCAAAGGGAATGTAAACGCAGGGTTTCTTTGATTTGTTCGGTGTTCATGGTGTCGAATATATATATATATATATATATATATATATATATATATATAGGTTAAAAATTCACAGTGTCAAGCCGGGAATGCGATTTTGATCCAGACAAACCCCGCCACCATGGCGAGCGCGAGACACGCGGCCCATGTGCGCAACGCCTTTGCCCTGCGTCTGCGGGTTGCTACTTGGGCGTAATGGTGGCGGAGTTTGTGAGGATCTGCGTTCATGGCGGTGGTTGCTGGTTTTTGGCGGGGTGGGTTTTTAGGGGAACTCGTATCCGGCTTTGGCGAGTGCGTCTCTTGCTGTTTGCGTGTCGTATTCCATCCGTCCAGCTTCTCGCTGGTGGTCGTTTGCGCATTCCAGCAGGCTTAAAGCTGCTCCCAATGCCGCCAGCAAGTCGGGGAGCGCGGCGATTGCCTGCGCATCCGCGTTCAAAATGCGCGTGTCGCGTGAACTATCGACAAGGCAAATGCTGGCCCCGCCGTTTTCCCATGAGCGGGATATGCCTATTTCCTGCTCTCCGTTTGCGGCGTTGGATTCTTTGCGCCACGGCCCCGGCGTGATGTTTGGTTTCTTCATGGTGTTTCTGGTTTGTTGTTTCGCGGCTTTGTAGCTCACGCATGGCGGCACCCTCGCGGATGCCGTCAAGCGCGGTCTAGGCGGTTTGCAGTTCCTTTTTCTGACTGATCTTCCGCGCCACGTTGAGCGCGAGCATGGCGGCGGATGGGTTGCCCGTGCGGATGAGTTGCGGCAGTGTGGCAGAGTCGGCGATGCCATGCGCCGCTTGGAATGCGGCAATGCCGGGCGAGCAATAGCCGAGTCGGCGGGCATCTTCGATGGTTGCCACGGCGGAGCCACAGAGCTGGGCAATCAGTCGTGCCCGGCGCTCCACCTTGCCAGCGGCACGGGCGAGTTTTTGCTCGCGCGCGTGTATAGCCAGCTTGCGGGCAAACCCAGCCTGCGCATCCGCTGCCGATTTGGTGGAGTGATAGCAGAGCGCCGCGTTGCCCACGATCCAGCCTTTTTGGCTCACTATCTGCTTGCCGCTGGTTTTCACCCACACGGCGGAGCTGTCCGCGTACAGGGCAATCAGGTGCAAACCTTCGCGGGCGGAGCACTGGCGCAGGGCTTCCGACTCAACCAAAAGGATAGATCCTTCTGGCGTGAGTTTGACCGTGTGGCTTGCGTCCGTTTTGCTGTACTTGCATTGACGGCTGTACTGATCCCCTTTGTCCGTGTTGGTGAACGCGCACGGTTCGACCCCCCAGGATGCGCGGTAAGTCGTGTGTCCGCTGTAGTCTCCGCCCATCTGCGCGGCTTTTTTGCCGATTTCCAGCGCGATATGGGCAGCAGTTTCCGCCGTCTCGCGCCGGGCTTTTGGGAGCGCGGTAAAGGTGGCGGCGGCTTTTTCACTCTCAACCTTGCAACGGCGAGCCACTGAAAGGGTGCACGGGTTAATCAGCGCAGGCACTATTGTCCCGGTGATGATTTGGTCGAGTTCCCGTTGCGCCGTTTGACGGGCGGCAACGGCTTTATCCTCGGTATTCTTGACAGCGAGCAACTTTTTAAGGTCGAGCACTTTCGTTTCGGTTTTCATATCGTGTTTTCTGGTTTGTTGTTTCGTGCGCTTTGTAGCTCACGCTTGCGCCCTCCCTTTTGCAGGGAGGACGCGGGCGCGGTCTAGTAGATTTTTCCATCTGCGGTGAACTCGTACGCGTTTGCGATGATGTTCTCTGCCACGTTATCGTCGACGTGGTAATCCTCGTACGCGGCTTCAAGCTGGCGGTAGATCCACCGCATGAAGTCCTTCGCCGTTTCCGTGATTTCCTTTTCCGCTGCTTCCCATTGATCCGAGGTGGATTTACCTTCCCCGTTGTCTTCATACTCGCCAAGACTGACGGAAAAGTCCGTACAATTCTCGTGCGAGTAGCGGCCGCAATGCTTGACGGTGAATGAGCTTTCCGGCCATGCTTTCGCAAACTTGGCAAACTCTGCGGCAATGCGCTTGATTTGCGTTGTTGCTTCGCTTTCGCCCCATCCATCTGCCACAAGCTCCGCTTTGACACTGGCAGCTTTCCAGCTTCCTTCAAAACATGCGCCGTCGCCCTGGCTCCAGAAGCCGGAAAAATAGACGTTGCTGATTTCCAGTCCCATTGCTTTTCCTTGCTCTTTCGCCTCGTCAATCGCGCACTCACTCCAAAAGGAATCACCATCTCGGCGACTTGATTCCTTCCACCAATCGCGGGCTTTTGCTTTTGCCGCGTCTGTCAGTTCCTCATATTTGAATATCTGGGTTTCCTCGGTTCTCATATTGTGTGCTTTCTCTGTTTTTGGTTCGTTGTTTCGCGGGCTTTGTAGCTCACGCTTGCGCCCTCCCCTTTTGCAGGGAGGACGCGGGCGCGGTCTAGTTGGATTCCGCCACTTGCGCGGCGTAGGTTTTAGCAGATTCGGTGATGCATATCGTTTTACGGGTTGAGGTTGCTTTAACGGACGAACCTTAACAGTGCTTTCTGAGGATGTCAACGGCCAGAAGTATATATTTTGTATGTAATCATAGTTAAAGTGTAATTTACCCTGTCTGGCTAGTTAATCTGTACTCCCTTTCCTAATGTACAAATTTAAGGATAAATGTATATAGATTTATCCAAGAAAAGAGAAAAGAGAAAAAGGCTTCAACGGCTTCTAACCAGCCAAAAATGATTCTGATTTGACACGTCTGCGGATTTCATATAAAATCCGCTCATGAACCCTTCACGCTTCACGCTGAAACTATACCCTGAAAACCGTATCCGTTTGGACAAAGTGCGTCTCCCCGCTGGCGAGACGAACCGTACCAAATGGGTGAATGACGCCATCCGCGAAAAGATGGACAGAGACCACCCTGAAACAATTGGAGATGATGCCGATTTTTGGGGAGAAACCGCCAACACGTCAAAACCATGAACGCCATACCGCTGAAAATACTTCTCTCCTATCACCAGACAACTCGTGCGCGGCTTGCTGTCGCTTCTCTGCCGTACGGCAGGAGCATGACAAAATGGATCAACGATGCCATCTGCGAAAAGTTGGACAGGGAACAGCCTGCAACAATTGGAGTGTGCGCCGTTTTGCCGGTAGAGCCTGAAAAACCTATCAACCCTGAAAAGGAACTGGAGGAAAGAAAGCGGGTGGCCCGGAAGCCGGATTTCTTTGGCCCTTGGACGGCCAAGTACAGTGAAAATAAAACATGGAGGATGTTTGCAGAGGCCCGCATTAAAGAGGCTAAACGCAAAGGGGAAGTCCTGGGCCTAGAGGATGCGCTGGAACTCGTGGCAAAAGGCGAAGGCGTCACGATGAGCGAAGATGAGGGGCGCGAGATCATGGCAGAGTATCACCGGAAACAACTGGAGAGTGTGGTGCCTGCTGCCGTGGTGCCTGCTGCCGTGGTGCCTGCTGCCGTGGTGCCTGCTGCCGTGGTGCCTGCTGCCGTGGTGCCTGCTATCGCGCAGGATGCCGATTTTTGGGGTGAGGATGAAGCCGACAAGGTTCGGGCGCTCGTCAAACGTCACACACGGTAAAAGCTGGCGATAGCACATTGGAGGGGCGGCATGTTTTCGGACGTGCCGCCCTTTCTCGTGCCCTTGACTGGGGGGCGGGAGGATGGCAAGGTGACGGCATGGCAAATCATCAAGTGACGGAGTATTGGCCGGAGATAAGGCGATTGGCGGAACTCGGCGTCCCGCTCGCCGACTTGGCGGAAAAATTCAAGGTCAACGCCAAGACCATATACAACCGATGCGCTTCCGAGGATTGGTTGATCCCGAAACGGTTAAAGGCGAAACTAGATCGGGTAAGTAGGGAATCCGGTTTTGACCCGCTTTTGGGGGGAAAATCCCCCTCTGAGTTTTCGCGTTCCCTCTTGGTTGAGACGTGGCAGGAGAAGGCGGAACACGTTCGTACCGTGGCTTATGAGGCAGCGATTCAAGCGATTGAGTCCAGTTCCGGCAACATCGTGATCGAATCAGCATCAGACCTGAAACATGCCGTCCACGTTGCTCGACAAGCGACCGGCATTCTGGACGCCGATGCCCCCCAGATTCAACTGAGTCTGTTTGCGAATCAGGACATCAGCGGGCCTGCAATTATGGAGGCTCAAACGTATGAGGTCGAGACATTGCAGCCAGTGTCAGAGGATGCTGATTTCTGGGGATAATTATGGAGATTCACACGTTTGAGGAGGAGAAACGCTCAGCATTACCGACGTTGTTGGTAGCTTTGCACAATGCCGGAGTCTGTTAGCAAGTGTGCCAGGAGTGCAGACAGTGAGACACTGAGCACATGAGGCCAGCAGGCGGAGCACGGTGTCAGCAGGTGACGTGGTGCTGGGTGTCTGTGTGGTGGAGAGACACCGCGCCCGTCCCGGTGGCAGCGTGGCGGCGATCCTCGTATTACCTATCTAGCTCCTCACCAGTTTTTCACTTCAAATAGTGACAAAGGGTAAAGATCACCACCCCCTCTGCCGCTCACCCCGTCATCCCCTACTCCAGGTTTTCGGCTTCGCAGGGTTGACACCGGCACCCCCTCTACCGTTCATCCCGGCACCCCCTACCCCCTTCAAAGTTCAAACCCAAATTTTTCACAGCATCCGAGAATCCCATCTTTACATTACCTGAGAGTCTGCTAGATCGCCTCCATGGAAATCAACTTCACACCCTTCCCCCAGCAGAGGCAGAAGAAGGAAAACCGCCCCAAGGCCAAGGAGCGCAGGCCCAGCAGGACCACGTTCATCGACCTCACCGGCAAACGCTTTGGCCGGTGGACTGTTCTCCACGAGTCGCCGAAACCCAGGAAAGGCCAGACACGCTGGCATTGCCTCTGTGACTGCGGCAAGGAGAAGCCCGCTGTCCTCTATGGCGGACTCGTCAGCGGCGCGTCAAAGTCATGCGGCTGTCTCCGCATGGAGGGTCTGGTGAAGCCCACCCACCAAGTCCACGGCCAGCGCAACCCCACCTACCGCATTTGGCAGGGCATGCGGACACGCTGCTACAACCCGCTGCACCCGTCCTACCGCAACCACGGTGAGCGGGGGATCACCATCTGCCCGCAGTGGCAGGATGATTTCGACCAGTTCCTCAAAGACATGGGACCGCGCCCCGAAGGGTTGTCCATCGAACGCATCGACAATGAGGGGAACTACACGCCCGAGAATTGTAAGTGGGGCACCCGCTGTGAGCAGGCAGGCAACACCCGCAGGAACCTCGTGGTCGAGTGGAACATGGTCCAGTGCAACCTGATCGACGTGGCACGCATGGAGAACGTGGATTACGCCAGCCTGCGCTACCACGTCTTCCACAAGGGACGCCCCTTGAAGACGGCAGTGGCGATCCTGCGGGCATCGGGGCAAGCCTTCTACGAGATATCCAGTGAGAAAGGATCAACGCGGAAGAACAAGACCGACGAGAAGCGGAACAGGAGAATCAAGCTATGAAAAACCTGCACCCCAGCGAGAACAAATTCCACGTCGGCAACGGGGATGACGGGAAGCACTACTGGCTGACACCACCTGAACTCTACGCAGAGTTGAACGCTGAGTTTCATTTTGACTTCGACCCGTGCCCCTGCCCAAAGCCTGACGATTTCGACGGGCTGACGTGTGAGTGGGGCAAGAGCAACTGGGTCAACCCGCCATTCGGCAGCATCATCCATGAGGGAAAAAAGAAAGGCCCGACCGCGTGGATGCGGAAAGCTATTGAAGAGCAGCAGAAGGGCAAACTGTCGGTGGTGGTCTATCCTGTGGACAAATGGGTGTTGATGATGCTCAAAGCCACGGGGGCGACGAACGTGCGCAACCTTGGAGACGTACGCTGGTGCGCCACGGAAGACGGGTCGCGGGGCAAAGGAACTGGACGGCACATCGCCATGTTCATCCTGCGCCCCGGAGAACCCTCCCCACCAGACGACTTCTGGGGCTAACCCCTCATCTTTACACTTTCTTGATTGACAACCTGTCAACCCCGTAGCACCGTCACACCCTATGAGCGAACCACAAGCAAACCCACTCTTCCTCCGACGCGCCCGCAAGATCAACACCATCGCCGAGGCCATTGACGGTGCGGCGGGGTACCTGAACAGCGGAGAGTTTGAACGGCAGGCGGCAGCCGCCTTCAATGGCAACTTCGGCCCCGAGCCGTTCGTCACCTTACAGATCACACTACGACGCGACCCCAAGCAGCCCGGCGCGTTTTCGTACCGCTGCAACACCAACGTCCGCCACGACATCGGCTCGGGCGTCAGCTTCTACGGACTTCAGCCATGAACACGATCACACTCAAAGACACTGACGGCGGCGAGTGCCGCTTCACGCAAAACGAAGATGGGCAGGTTCGTGTGAAGTCGATAACGCTGGATGGAGTAGAGTACTCTGACATCGCCACCCCCGTTGAGGCAATGCTGTTCCAACGCCTGCTCGAACTCTCGTGGGTACCCATCATCGAGCGCCTGCCCACGCGGGAAGACGCCAACGACTTTGCCGACGTGGAGTGGTCGGACGGCAAGCAGGTGTGGGAAGGCACGTTCAACGAACTCCACGACACCGCAACCCATTGGAAGAGGATCGTGCTCCCATGACCACCGACGAACATCTCGACAAAATCGTGGAGCGGTGCCGTTCTGTTGCCGCCACCCCTGAAATGCTCCTGGTCCACGCGATGTTCAGCACAACCATCGTCGCCATCGAAGGGCTGCGGCTCATCGCCAGCCAAGGGTCGCACCCGGAGAGCAGTTCCGCCAAGTGCGACCTGCACAAGATCATCAATTTTTGGCCTGAAGAACTTCTTTGACAGCCACACCATTCAACCTTACACATTAATATAATGACTGACCTGCCCCAAGACCCGCGCCTCAACCAAACCATACAGGCGTTCTCCGCCTACATGGCGGCATCCGAAGTGGCGCGAGTAGCCATCGGAGTGATTGAGGTGGCACTGAAAAAGGGGCTGCACCATTCCCGCCCATCGCTGGAGCAGGCTGTCCCGCTGCTCAGAGCGCAGTTGACCGACATCAGCCTGGGTCTCGACCCCAACACACCACCTTCATGAAGATCCTCTGCATCCTCCAAAACCAATGGGCCAAAGATCCCGACCGGATTCTCGCCCTGCACGCCAAGCACCCCGGCAGGCGCAACGAGATCATCACGCGCATGTTGTTCCGTGAATCTCTGACTGGTCAGCGCATTGAGATGGTCTTTGGCGACCTGATGGAGCAGCACGCCTTTATCTTCGACGAAGCGTCCACCGTGGTCACGCCGTCCAGCAAAGGCAATCCGCCCTACAACGCCAACCACGTCCGCGAAACCATCACTCGCGTCCAGCCAGATGCCGTCATCACCTTCGGCTCGTCCTCGCGTCGGGCGGTGGAGGATGTGCGCAAAGCCAAACGTCTCAAGATCGACCTGCCTCCGGTGATTGAGTGTGTCCATCCCGCCATCCAGAAACCCACCTGGATGCGGCAGATGCTAGCCACCAAAGCGGCGCTCAAGGAAATCATTAAACGGCTGCAACCCGTATGAAAACCCCCTCCCTGATCGAAGACGGACACACCCTCGACCTGACTCCCTGGTGGCATCGGTGCCTGCAAAAGCTCCTCCCGTTCAAGCGTCGGAAGGTGGTGGCACTGGAAGACGTGTTGCCGCTGCTTGATGCACTGGAAAGCGTCGAAGCCCAAGGCCGTCCGCACAGTCGCGTCTGCGGGTGTGAGTTGTGCGAGACCTGGGATCAAGTTCACTACGCCTACACCAAGTTCATCTTCAAACATCCACTGCCATGAGTACCTCTGAATCTTCCGCAATCGAGTGGTTCACCAAAGACCGCGAAGGCGAGACACCTAAACGCCCGGACGGTTCCATCGACTTTGAGGATTTGTGCGGGGAGTTCCTGGTTGAAGGAGTGCCCTACAAGACTGTAAAAGAAAAATACGACGCACTTCCACCCTATCTAAAACTTGACGTATGACCAACTCCCACTGGCTCACCCTCTCCGCCACCCTCCTGATCATCTCCGCCCTGCTGGTCGGGCGCTGGGTCTATGAGGTGTTCCGCTACACCAAGGAAAAGCGCATCGCGTTGGAGGCCCAACGGCACATGCTGCGTTTCTGCAAACACCCCACACGCCGCAACTGGGAGAACGCCTGGATATTCATCACTGACAACGAGGTCAAGCTCGGCGAGTTGGACTGGCCGCTGGTCGAGCGGTTCACCAAAACAGCGGTCGCCATCAACTTTCCACCCGAGGAGGTGAAGGCATGAATTTCAAACATTTCACATACACCTTCATCGGCGTCGTGTTTTTCAGTTTCGCCGCATTTGTCGGGATGTTCTTCCTGACCGTCCAACGCAGCAGAGAAGCAAATCGTGTTGCGTTGGACGTTTGGAATCGCACCCACCCTGAGATGCGCCTGACTCGTGAGGAGTTCGACGCGCTCAGCAACAGGCGCATGCTGAATCTTAACAAATCCGACTGATGCCCAACCCTCGCAAAAACCTCAAAGGCAAAACCTACGGCAGCCTCACCGTGCTGCGTCTGGCGAAGCCTGACAACAGCGGCAACACGCAATGGCTGTGCCTCTGCGACTGCGGCAAGGAAACCACCGTGCGCTACCAGCACCTTTACACCGGACGCACCAAGTCGTGCGGCTGTGGCAAGAAGCGCGGGCGCAGCCTGGACCCGCTCAGCGAGGAGGCGTTCTGGGGATGAGTGCTGACGAGAGCAACTGGAAACCTGACTACTCCGTCACCCCTCGCCGTGTGGTGTGCGCAGCGAACCGCCACAAGACCAAAGGCATCGTCGTCTGCGGAGTAAGGCATTGGGACAAACTTATGAGAGGACAAGTCGATGCCATGGGAGAGAAACCCATCGGCTGGGATCAAGGGTTTGTGGATCAGTTTGGCGATTGGATGAACCGTGAGGAGGCTTGGAAGATCGCCACCGATCAAAATTAGATTGTCCGAGAAGTGTCCTCGCCGGGAACCCTTTACAGCGAGAATTTGTACTGATCACCCCTTCTTCGCAGGTTTCCCCACCTCCCCGATGAACCCTTTCACCGGCTTGACCAGTAGCAGGCGCACGACCTTCCGGTAGTTCCGTTGCACCGTGATCCTGCTCACACCCAGTAGTTGAGCGATCTTCTTGCAGCCGAGCGTCCAGTCCACCTGCACCCACGAGGACAGCGGGATGAACCGGCGTGTGGTCTTCAACCTCTTGCGCTGATACCCGGCTTTCATCTCGGCGTGTCTCTCGCACAACTTGCTCTTGGGACAACGGATGGAGGGTTTGCCGCCGCAGATGGGGCATAGGTTTGCCCCTTTGCGCATCAGCGCCCACCGCTGCTGTTTTGAAAGTTCATCGAAATTTAGCATTGACCTGATATATACTTGGTGGCAGCATGCGGTCAATAGCCTATTGCGCCCGTGGGGAATGTAGGCTCTTATCCCGGCACCATGCCCGAACTACCCTCATCTCTCGCCAAGCTGCCAACGGAGACTCCCCCGGTCCCGGACGCCACCGCCGCCACTCGCGTCAAGCGGGCAAGCGACGTGGTCAGCCAGTTCCAAACACTCTTCAACGAGGACTACATCGCCAGCCGCGACAGAGCGGTCGTGCAGTCCATGGCAGACCGACAGCCGCCCTACAGCGACGGCGTGCTGCGCAAGCTGGGCATCTCTGGCATCACCAACGTCAACTGGGGCGACTTGGGCGTTGCCCAGGCCGAGGCAGAGAAGCCGTACAATTCGGTGCTCATGTCGATGTCGCACTTCGGCATCGTGCCCTTCAAGCGTGAGGCGATCAACCAAGGCGTCGTCTCTGAGTCAGACGCCGAGGGAATGCAGATGGTCGTGGCGGAGGAGCTTCACCGCATGATCACCGAATGGCGAGACTTCCGGTTCTGGTGGAAGCTGCTGGCCCACTACTTCTCCATGTGGGGCGTCGGGTTCAACTACCGCGACGACAATCTCGACTGGCGTTGGAAGGCGGCGTCCCTTCAAGAGGTGAAAATTCCTCGCGGCGTCAAAGCAAGCGTCAACGAGGCCAACCACATTTTCATGAAGGTGGACATGACCCCGTCCGAACTTTTTGCCAAAGTGAAAGACCCCGAGGCAGGCAGGCTTACCGGGTGGAACGAAGCCGCGATTCGCAAGTCCTGCATCAACGCACAGCCCAAGCCGCTCGAAACGCAGTCGCCCGAAGCAATGGAGGCAATGTGGAAGGATAACGCTTTTTACGCAGGTAACACCAACGTCGTCATCCAAGCCGTCCACGGATTTGACAAAGAAGTGGACGGCACGGTCAGTCACTACATCGTGGACTACCTGCTCAACACGGACGACGCTGAGTTCCTCTACGAGAAGAAGGGCGAGTTCGGCAGCATGTCTGAGTTCATCAACGCTTACCTCTTCGGCGTCGGCACCAATGGCGATTTGCACAGCATCCGAGGCAACGCTTTCAACCTGTTCCCCGCCGCCAGTGCCCTCAACAAACTGCGGTGCAAGCTGGTGGACAAGGCCAACGACGAGGCCAACACCTTTCTTTCCACCGAGAACGAAGATGCGACCATTGACAACATGATCGTGCCTCGTGGTCCGTATTTCCAGCTCTCCACCGGCACCACCTTCGTCGAGCGGACCACACCCCCGGTCGCCCAGAACCTCGTACCCGCCATCTCCGCGATGAACGAGGTGTTCCGTACGCAGTCCTCGGGCATGGCTCCGCGCTCCACCAGCCAGTCGGAGGAGGGGCAGAAGACCAAGTACGAGCTTCAACGGCGGGACGAGATCGACTCCTCGCTCACCAGCGATGCCATGGACATGTTCATGGAAGCGTGGAAGTGGGACTACCGCGAGGTGGTCAAGAGGGTCATCAACCCGGAGCTTCACCCCGACCATCCGGGCGGTGCGCAGGCGTTTGAGTTTCGCAAAAGGTGTATCGAACGTGGGGTGCCCGAGCAGGCGTTGCTCTTGCTCGACTACGACCGGATCACCCTCAACACGGGCATCGGTCGTGGGTCGAGCGCCGAGCGCCGGTCAGTGCTCTCCAACTTGAACGAGACCATCTATGGTCGCCTCGACCCCGAGGGGCAGCAGACCCTCACCCGCGACACCATTGCCGCGCAGACCGACTACCGTTACGCCCTGTCGCTCGTGCCACGGATGGCCGGGCAGCGTCCGCCAATCGACAAGCAGATCGCCAACAACGAGAACCAACTTCTTCAGGTCGGCGGCAACGCCATCATCGTGCCGAACCAGAACCACGAGGTTCACGTCAGCACTCATCTCGAACTGTTGCAGGCGCTCAACGCCGCGCTCTCCAACGTCGAGATGGAGTTGGAAGAAGCCATTCCGGTCATGCAGAAGGCGTCCGAGCACTGCGGCATGCACATGGAGTACCTCGACCCAGAGAGTGCCCCCTACCGCGAGTTCAAGCAGCAGCTTCAACAGCTTGGCGAGGTCATCACCAACGGCGCGAAACATCTGGAGGCCGAACGGCGCAAAGCCGAGAAGGAGCAGGCCAAGATGCAGGGGATGCCCGCCACCGAGGACGGCACCCCTCCCGGCGTGTTCGGACAGGCGGTGGACGCCGCCGCCAAGATGGAGTTGCTTACCCAGCAGGGTCTCACCAAGATGGAACTCCAGAAACGGGAGGCCGATCAAAAGCTCCTCATCAACGACGCCTTCGCCGCGCAGAAGCTCAAACACATGGAAGCCCAGCAGCAGGTTAAAGCGCGGGCACCCCAGAAGACACCTCCCCAAGCATGAACACACCCATCCTGTCCAGCCCCGAGATCAGCCGGTTCAGGTCTTCTGCCCCGTTGCAGGAAGCTCTGAAAGCCGAGTTGAAGCTGCCCGGCATTTCCGCCGCTCTCGCCGCCATCGCCAGCACCACGCTGCCACGGAGCATCCCCGGCAGTATTCCCGGCAACCACCCGGACACTGCCATCGCGCATCAGTTCTTCCGCATGTTCGGGGTGCAGCAGGTGCTCTCCACGTTGGAAGCCATGTCCGTCGCCCCTGGCAAGCACATCCTGGAGCAGGTGCCCGAGGTGGACGCTTTCACCACCACCCTGCCGCCCGAGTTTGCTGATCCCCTCCCGCCTGACCAAAGGAAGAAATAGTTTATGTCCAACCCTACCACACCCGACGCCCCTGAATCTGTTGATCTCGACATGGGGGGACTCGACGCCGCCCTGGCAACCCTCAACCCGGCAAACCCGCCGCCCGTCGAGGCCGCTCCGGTAACGCCGCCTGACGCCCCTGCGGACGCTCCGAAGCCTGCCGACGCAAAACCCGCCGACGAGAAGCCCAAGAAAGGTCTCGACGCGCTGCCCGGCGAAGCGGTTGAGGAGAAAAAGGAGGAAGCCAAGAAGGAAGAGCCTGTTGCCGAACCAGAGGTGGATACCTCCAAATGGGCCAAACCCCAGCAGCAGGCGTTCGCCGCCATGCGTGCGGAGAAGAAACGCGCCGAAGAAACGGCCCGCGATGCCCAGATCCGCTACGACAAGCTCCAGAAGGAGTATGAAGCATTCAAAGCCACGCCGAAAGACAGCGAGGAGACTGCCAAAAAGCTCGCAGAACTGGAAACGTGGAAGCGTGCTCACGATTTGAAGAGCACTCCTGAGTGGGTGTCTGCCGTGGACACTCCCATCCAGCAAAGCCTTAGCCTGTTGGAGCGTATCGCCGGGCACGCCAAAATCGACGCCAAGGCGCTGATCGACGCCACGGACGAACCTATCCAGTTCGAGCGCATTCTTGCCATCCGCGAAGTCTTCGAGGCGGCGGAAGAGCCGGTACCCGACACCCTCATCACCGCTGCCGTCAACGAGGCCGACAAGCTGCACCCGCTCTACGAGAAAGCGGCGAAGATGGAGAAGGAGGCCGAACAAACCCTCAACAGTCTCAACCATCAGACCGAGCAGCAGAAAGCCGCCGCCGCCAAGGCGGAGGAAGCCGCCTACCTTAAGCACCACGACCACATTTATGACCAGATGGTGAAGAAGCTGCCGTCGATCTTCAACAATCCCGAGGTCGCCGAGGAGATCAAGTCCGCTCGCCCGGCCACCGATCCAGCCGACAAGGCGTTCCAAGCCCAAGCCGCCGCCGCGCTTCCCACCATCGTCAAGGAACTCTTTGCCGTCCGTGAAGAGGTGAAGAAGGAGCGTGCCGCCAAGCTCGCCCTGCTTAACACCCGTCCCGGCGTCAAGCCTTCCAGCACTCCTGTCCAGAAACCCGCCAGCCCGGAAGACGTGGAACTTGATGAAGAAGGGCTTACCGCCGCCCTGCGCGGGTTGAGGGCGCAATAATTCTGTTTGACATCCACATGCAGAGTGTATAGTGTTTGTCATTGAAGCGTAAAATCGCCTGACCTTCACAGGCATTTAGTAAACTGGAGCGTAAACACGCAGGCACCTCCCCTGACTCAAGCAACTCGCCTTGCTTTCGTCATCGGGATAATAACGGTCACGTTGAGCAGGCCAACACCCTCAACTTACCCTACCGTTATGCCTGCCGACGCTATCAACCAGTACTTCATCTCCGACGCCTCCCGTATTCAAGGCAAGATCGACAAGGTCATGCGCGTGAAAGGTCGTCTCTCCCCCCTTCTCAAGAAGGATGTCCTGCCCGATGGCATGGGCTTCAACTTCTCCACCGTCATCACCAAACGCTCTGTGGGCGTCGGCGGTGGTTGGGTCGCTGTTGCCACTCCAGACGGTTCCGGCAACAACTGCGTTCCGACCCCCACGGTCGTTTCTCCTGCTCGTACGCAGATCAGCTACTCTGCCTCGCAGACGGTGCAGTTCTCGGAAGACATCTGCTTCCGCGACCTTGCTGCCGCCTACGACGCCCGCGATCAGCTTGCCACCGACCGCGACAACTTCGTCGCGAACGTCGTGGACCTGTGGGACATCCAGGACAAGCTCCAGTTCACCTACTGGGCCGGTCACAAGATCATCTTCAACGGCTCGCTCACGGAGACGACCAACGGCACCACGATGCCCGCGACCATCGCCACCAGCACGATCAACCAAGGTCTCCTGGACGTGCTCTACAACCGTGCGACCCAGGACGCCGCTGGTGAAGAGTCCGCCTACGCCAAACGTCAAGGCGCTCCGATCCTGCCGCTGATCCTCTCCCAACAGGCGCACCGCACCCTCATCAAGGGCGACGACAGCATCCGCGACGACTTCCGCTGGGCTGACTCCGGCAAAGGCGACGGTGCTGTCCTGCTCCAGAGCTGGGGCATCGACCGTGAGTACGGCGGTTTCCACCACATCATCGACCAACGTATGCCCCGCTGGGACTTCGTGAACGGTGCCTGGGTGGAACGTCCGTTCTACTCCAGCACCGCCACCACCATCGGTGAAGCTGCTGACGTTTCTGCCGCTTACACCGCCGCCGAGTTTGAAGACCTCTACATCTTCAGCCCGGACGTGATGACCCGTCAGGTGCCGAAACCCTCGACCTCCTTTGGTTCCGGCTCCAGCGCCAAGGCGATCAGCTTCAACGGTGAAGTCGTGTGGCTCAACATCCCCGACAAGGAACTCAATCCGTTCAGCGACATCGGCTTCTTCGCCGCCCGTCTGTATGCGGCTTGGAAGCCCCGCAAGGTGCAATACGGCTACGTCGTCCGCTTCAAGCGTTGCCCGAACGTCGCCACGACTGACTGCCCCGCCTATTGATAGCAGGGGTTGACACCTCAATCATGGCGGGGAACCTGTTCACGCAGGCTCCCCGCCTTCTTTTCACCCACTCCCCTCATGATCACGATCCCTGTCCCCGCCGAGTTTGACACCGCCTCCTACGAGATGGGCGTCCCCATTGAAGTCACCGCTACGGTCATCCTGACCGACAAAGGGATGGAGCTTCAAGCCATCGACGGCATGCCCGTCGAGTCCGAAGAAGCTCCTATGGAGGAAGCAGAAGACCTAGAAATGGACGAGGCTGGGCTTGAACAGGCTCTTGGCCGCGCCCCAATGATGGAGGCATAACACCATGACGACCACCACAACCACAGGCACCGCCGAGGACGCTGCCGCGCTGGCGGTCATCGGAGGCACGGCTTTCGCTGAAACGGAGGTCGGACTGCTCCAGCAAATCCTCGTC